CGGCACCCGAACGCCCCGGCGGAACTGCTCTCGAAGCTCGCCGGTGACGGCAATTCGGATGTGCGGTCCGGGGTCGCCCAACACCCGAACGCCCCGGCGGAACTGCTCTCGAAGCTCGCCGGTGACGCCCAGTGGAATGTGCGGTACTGGGTCGCCCGGCACCCGAACGCCCCGGCGGAACTGCTCTCGAAGCTCGCCGGTGACGGCAATTCGGATGTGCGGTCCGGGGTCGCCCGGCACCCGAACGCCCCGGCGGAACTGCGAGAAATAGCCCTCAATGACGGAAAGCCGCTGACAGAGGCCGAGCGCGAAGAGGTTGCAGCGTGAACTCCATCCATGTAATCCATCCCTACAAGAGCGGCAGTGTTTGGGTCTTTGACGATGATCGGGTGGGACTTCGCGCCGAACCGTTCGTCGGAGGAGCCACCGAAATCATCGACCGCTTGACGTGCGATTTGCCTGATGCGGATAGCGGATTTACTCTGATATTCTCTGCGACTCCGTTCCGTGGATACCAGCATTGCTTGAAGTGGGTTCGAGAGGAATTCGGGGGCAATACCTACCGCGTTGATCAGTGGGGCATGGACGGGTGGCTGTGCCCAGCGCTTTTCAAGTACTTCGATCAAGCACCGTCCGAAATCTACGTTGCGACTGTGCTATCGGGCAGGCGGTAACGCGGTAATGAGGGGCGCGCATTCAGGCAACGCGCACATGAAAATAATGGAGCATATCGTGCCCAAGAATCGAAAACCTGCCGGAGGCTCGCTCTCTTCCGCAATCGCCAAAATGCTCGCAGACGGGCCGACACGCATGACCGACGCGATCTTGGTTGAGGAGGTCTATGAAGGGCGCCGATGCATCGTCGCACGCGACGATCAGACGATGAGCGGGCAGCCGCGCGCCTACCGGCCTATTCATCCCGGGGAAACGGCCGCTGAGGCCCGTGATGCGTTCGTGCAACAGATTGCCAAGTCTCGCCCGATCGTAGTCACGGCGACCGAGGCCGACGATATCCCGCTGACGCTGGCCGATGCGCCAGGTCTGGAGGAGTTGGATGGCTGACACGCGACCTTACCCGTCGGACGAAGAGATCCGGAAGCCGCCTCTCTTGGTACCGAACCATTCGCCGAACGCATGCCCAATGTGCGGTTCTAGTTTGAGGCTTGAGCTTCTGCATATTGGCGGCCGAGGCTATGTGCGACACGATCTATGCAGCAATCCGCGCTGCGACTTTCTGCGGAAAGCAAAGGACTAAAAATGGAAAATCGCCCCTATATCGGAATTACTGGCTTCACCGACGATTTTAGACTGGTTAAGGCCTGTTCGCACTTCGAATCGCTTCCTTATGCTTGGAATGTCGACCGAATGCTCATGGTCGGTGTGCTGATCAGCCGCAAGACGATGGAGTTCAATCCTTCGTATGCCCCCTATCCTGAGCGATATCCCGACGTCGATACGATCGGTCGCCTCTGCAATATCGCCGCACTGGACGAACGCGCGCTGCCGATTCTGCATGTCTGCGGTTTGAAGCAGCACGACCGTGAATCGAAAGACGTTCTTCGTGATCTCGTTCGGATACGCCTGTATGGGGGCGCTCATTGCCGCGGCATCCAGATAAACGGCGGTCTGCTCTCGTCGTGGATTATCAAAAATTATCGGACATGCTTTCCGGACGACATCATCATTCAGCAATTGCCCAAGAGGGATGTTGAGGACGAAGAACCGATTTCTGTCGCCCGACGGTTCGACGGATGGGCCGATCTTATAAACCATGTGCTCATAGATGCTTCCGGTGGTGAGGGTGTGCTATTCGACCCATTCCGGGCCAAGGCTCTCATCATCGCCCTGAGCATACGATTCCCGAATCTCGGCATCGGCATCGCCGGCGGACTAGGTCCGCGCACAGTCGGCCTCCTTGCGCCGCTTCTCGAACAGTTCCCCTTGCTTTCATTCGACGCCGAATCCCAACTAATGTGTGACGACGGGCTCAGCCTTACATCTGTGCGCACGTACCTCACCAAAGCGGCCGAATTGCTGAAGTACAAGCCGAACCCGGACGACGCCTGCGCGTACTACGTAGGCAAGCCAGATTAGGATCGCTTCCATGATCACCCGTCGATTCGCCGGTCATCCCATCAGCGTCGCCAAGCAGCTATCGAAGATCCGCACGCGGGACGAACGGGAGCGCGGATGTATCGTCTCTCTCCTCTGCGCCTTGACCGACGAAGATGCCGGCGAGGCCACGCGAGTCGAGGCCGTCTATTTCCTAGGCGAGAAAACCGCCTGGGATCTTTTACGAATTGTCGAAGGAGAGTCGAATGTCACCCGAACGATTGAAGGAAATTAGATCGAGAGAAGCGGCCGCGACGATAGGCCCGTGGATACAAGGTATCGAGCACACGGATACTGTCGTGGCCCCGAATCCTGAATGGAACCCAGGGACCAGCACCGATACCCGCGAGTGGTATGGGCATCCGCTGATCGGCGAGACTATCATGTCCGAAGCCGACCGAGCGTTCATCGCACATGCCAGGGAGGACATTCGCGACCTTCTGGAGATCGTGGAGCACGTCTATGAAGGCTGGGGACCAGGGGTCTCCATGATTGCGCTGGAGCGGAGAGGCCATAAAGAACGTGAAGGCTGGACACCGGAGCATGACGATGGCCACACAGGAGGCGAGCTTGCCGCAGCGGCGGTCGCCTATACATTGGCGAGCTCCCAGGGTTCTCGGGTACCGCGCTATTGGCCGTGGTCACTCAGCTGGTGGAAACCAACATCGCCGATCAGAATGCTCATCAAAGCCGGTGCGCTAATCGCTGCCGAGATCGACCGGCGAATTCGGAAAGGAGAATCGGCGGAATGAACGAGATCAGATTGAAGGAAATCAGGGCGCGCATCGAAGCGACTTCCGCCGGCCCATGGCATACGGAATGGTCTAGTTGGATGCCGTATCAATCCATTGTTCGGAACGATGAACACTGGATCGCGGTCACGAACATCGCTGGCAATCAAAGCCACTGTGAACCGAACGCCGCCTTTATCGCCCACGCACGGCAGGATGTCACCGATCTGCTGGCCGAAGCGGACCTACTCCGCGCCGCCCTGGCTGTAATAGCCGGCAACCGATGTACCAAGCCGGGAGGTTCCGTACGAGTCCGACGGTGTCTTGATAACGTCGCCCTTTACGCCGACGCCCCAAGATATGTCGACCGCTGGTGTGACAAGTGCACCGCCTTCGCCGCCCTGAATCACCTGCAGATCCGCCTCGACCCGCGGAAGTACTCCGTCGGAGTTTGGTATGGGGTCAAGGGCTTACCGGTTTTCGATATTTACTCTGACGATCGCAGCGAATTGACCGGCGAGGAAGCTATCGAGATACTGAAAGCCTTCAGATTCCTTGAGATCGGCATGGAATTGACCAAGGTCACGACCGAGCCCATCTGCCTTGCGTCGACGCGGGCCGATGCCGATCGGCTCCCGGAGGATATTGCCCGTGAGTGGATGCGGGAGACCTACAATTTCGGCCACAGCCACCCGACCCAGGCAGACGCGGCAAGGGGAGTCGTATGATCACCGCAGCCCCGAAACAATCTAAACGCGCAGCAAAAGCCGAGCGGTTCTTTGCTGTCGGCGGTGACCTCTTCTGCGGATGTGGCGGCGGGACTGAAGGCGCCAAGGAAGCCTGGGAAGAGATTGGCCAGGAACTGGGTGTCGAGATCGATCTCAACATGGTCGCGGTCAACCACTGGGACGTCGCCATCAAGACGCATTCGGCCAATCACCCCGGCTACAAGCATCACCGGGAGAACCTTGACACGGTCGACCCGCGGCAGATTGTGCCGTCTCGGCATCTGCTGTTCCTCTGGGCTTCTCCGGAATGCACGAACCATAGCTACGCCGCCGGCGGCCGCCCGAAGAACGATCAGAGTCGGGCTACTGCGTGGTGCGTGGTGCGATGGGCGGAAGCCCTCGACATCAAAAACATCATGATCGAGAACGTCGTGGAATTCCGAGATTGGGGGCCGCTGTACACGGACTGTATCTGTGGGCTTGGCATCGAGGTCGCCCCCGACAAGCACCCCAAGGAATGCCACTACATGAAGCCCATACCGGAAAAGAAGGGCAAGTTTTATCGAAGCTGGCTTCGGACATTCAAAGACCTCGGCTACACGATCAGTGAGCGGGTGCTATGCGCGGCCGACTTCGGAGATGCCACGACGCGCAAGAGGCTGTTTATCCAGATGCGTAAGGACGGACGGCGCCCGATTTGGCCGGAGGTTACCCACCACCTTGTAATTTAGCGAGCGACGATCACACCTTAAAACGTCTACTAAGGCTCTACCCTGAGTGGTCGTACCTTCGACCATTGCTTGAGCTACGCCCGCTCTATGCCCAAATGAAACTTCCGAAGAATCGGAAGCGGCATATTGAGGAGAGGAAGCGAGACGGAACCTTATCTTCTAATCCACAACGCATGGGACCGCTGACATTAGAGGCTCGACGGTGGGCGTTGTCCGAGGTTACACGGATCGAGGCTGCTGTCAATGCGTCCCGCGGCGACAAGCCCTACGTCTCCCTGATCAATCAGGAAGAGCATACGCGAATTGTGGAACTCATCGACGCCAATACCTGGCCACAAGGATGGACCGGCGAAGAGCCGAATGCTGACGAAACGCTGCCGTTCCATTACGGGCGCCGCGGGAACGTAAAGCAATTCCTTTTACCTTTGCCTCTGAATTCGGAGGAGGAACGATGAAGGACAGAACTGTCGAAGTACAATTCGGGCTCTCCTCCTGGGACTGGATCAGTGAGGAGCCGATCGGCCCAAGGCTGAAGCTCCTCTGCTGGGGATGCGGTGAGTCGGCGGTCTTAGAGAAGGTCGGCAACAGCTTCGCCGGCTACATAGCCTTCTTCGAAGAGCACAGGGAGTGCGTGAAAGTTAAGAAAGGTGCCTGATGTCAAACGAATCACTTCTCAGGGAAATCATCGATCTCTGCGATAATCCGCCCGTGCATTGGCCGACGGCCTTTCGCGAGATCCGCACGCGAGCCGCACGCGCATTGCTTGATGCAGCGAATGCGCTCGAAGCACGCGAAGCGCTCGAAGCCCTCGAAGCCCTCGCCGAGTCAGCTTCGCCGTGGCGTCGGCGTCCGTCGGGCGGGTGGACGGCGGAAACGCTGCCGGGAACTTTCGAGCACATCGACTTCCTCACGCTGGACATATGCGACGGGCTCATAATCGAGAACACCTGTATTCGGTGGTACGGCGATTTCGAAGCTGGTCTGTTTTACGCCGATAGCGGGAGCACTTTCGAACCGAAGCAGGTCATAGGTTGGCGCAAGGCTGTTGACAATCCTGACTGGGTGAATGAAGTCGTCGACGGACTAATAGCGAAGGAGCCTCCCGCCGACCTCGACGCGAGCGCGGAACCGGCCTAACCGCCCACGCCGGGGCGCGGCGGACACGCGCGAAGGAGACTACGTGACCACGAAACAATTAGCCGCGATCAAAGAACTTGAGAATGCATTCAAGAAGTGCAGATCCGCTAAATTAGCGTTCTTAGGTATGGGCAATAACCTACTCGCATTTGACGCTGGATACATTAAAGAAGCGTTGTCTTCCCCTAATTCAAATATACCCTCGCTTCAGGCTAACGATCCCGAGTTCGATAACGAGTGCGTGACGATTGGTCACCACGGAACATACAAAGACAGTGGGGGTTTTTAACCGATGACCGATAACACTCAACCGCCCTTGACGGCGGCGGAACTGGACAAGATGGAGAGTCATCCTGGTTGTGACGATATACGGAGACGTCTCATTCGTGAACTCCGTGCCGCGAACGCCCGCCTCGACGCCATCGACGCGACGGCGAGGGGCGACGCGGTTGCGGCGATCATGGAACAGGTTCACAACTTGGGCGATGTGAACGCCATCCGCGATGCCGTCGCCGCCCAGGTCGCGCGGGCCGAACGCGCTGAGGCGGAACGGGACGCGGCAGACCGGGCACTGGTGGCGCTTGCCGACAGATGCACGCAGGTGGTTGACCATCTTGCGCAGTTGGGCAAACTTGAAGCGCATGACATCCTGATTGACTTAGAACGATGGGAGTCGACCATCGCCGCCGCGCGTGAGCGGGTGGCGCGGAAGGAGAAGGAGAATGGTTGATTTGGACACTGAGGAACGCGTTCGTAACATCGTGAAAAGTGTAATGCGCGATGTTGACGACTTGGTTGCGGACCTCGGCGGCGACATTCCGAGCCCGCATGGCGACATTTGGCGTCGCATTGAGAGCGCGTCGCGTGCACCCGAATGGGTCAGGGAGAGTGTTCGGGAGAAGGCCGAGGAGTTGAGGGAGGGGAAATCGTGAAAACTACACAGCAAGATGCCGTTGAGTGGGAGCAGTGGGCAGAGTATAAAGAGATGCAGCCAGTGCGGTACGACGGCGAACTCTGGCAACCAATATACGATCTACCTAGTAGGCACAACGAGTATTCGCCGCCTGGAAGCGCGCATTGGCAGAGGTACAATCCCGATTTTGCCGAACCGGACTACATGATTGCTGGGAAAGCGCTGATAGAGGCTCAGACTGATACCTTCGACGATTATCGAGAGTTTCAGCGGCAGCGATCGGCAGGGCTGAGGGAGGGGAAGTAGGTGTATCCATACAAACGCGGAACGTTCGTAGAGCTTGGGTACAAAATGCGCATCGGCTACCCGACCGGCATCGTCACAAAGCCCAAAGGGCTGAAGGGGCTGATACTCTCCGTCCGCAAAAAGTACAGGTACGGGAACGTCAAGGCGATCCACGTCTTGTTCGAGGATGGTCTTGAGTGGACTTTCGACAACTGCGACTTCGAGGACATTCGCGACCCGCAGTTGTACCCGCCCGGCAACATGGTCGTAATCGGCGTTTCGCGCGACCAGTTAAGAGCCGCGAATCCTGAGATGTGGGGGAAGGAGAAGGCGAAACGGCGATGAAAATCATCTTCCTCGACTTCGACGGCGTACTCAACTCGCTCGAATGGTGGAAGTCGCCGGAACGCGCCTCGATGATTGGGCACGAACTCCACGGCAACAGCCTGCGGAACATAGACCCGGCATGTGTCGAGCGGCTGCAGCGCATCGTCGATGCGACCGGCGCTCGTATCGTCGTCTCGTCAGCCTGGCGATGGAGTGGCAAACGGTACCGGAACGGCGGCGTGACGCATCTGCGCAGATACCTGGCCGTCCGGGGACTTCGAAACTCTCAGCGCATCGTAATCGGCTGCACGCCGTGTCTGCCGCATGCGATCCGCGGTATCGAGATACGCGCTTGGCTTGACCGGCGCCCGGACATTGAGCGCTTCGCCGTCATCGACGATGAGCGGCACGATATGGAGCACTGGCCGGAGTTGGTCAAGACGAACTGGGAATGTGGCGGATTATTGGATTGCCATGTAGTAGCGGTGGTTAAGATGCTGAACATGGAGCCAGCAGGAGAATAATAATGGCGTACATTGACATCTGTCCTGCTTGTTGCGGGGAGAGTATCGCGTGTGACGACCTAATGCGGTGCTACGCGTGCAACGGGACCGGCATCGTTACTGTTGAGGATTGCGAAGACGACGACTGAAGTAGTGGCAGTCGGCGTCACCCCCGACGCCGGCCCGTGTCACGTAGGCTGGTACGGATCAACGTCCTCTCGCCGTATCGCAGCCCGCCCATGTTCCTCCTCGACGTAATAGCAGAAACTTTGCCTTGAACGCATCGATCCCGTCGCCCAGGTACACGTCGGCGTCGAGCGGAGTTGGGTCCGGTGCGACACGAACGCTCTCGGAGAACTGCCAGAGGTCGACGCCTTGAGTGACCGGCTTGTGCCCATATCGCGCGATCCAGCGAGGCGAGGTGCCGAGCCCGAAGAACGAAACCAGATGGTCTTGGAAGAACGAATCGCCGCTGTAGATGACCGGCCACGTCTTCAGCGCCTTGTGCAGGAACTGTGCAGCCGACCACGTGCGAGCGCCAACATTAGTGCCGTCCGTCTCGCTGTCGATGCACGGAATGAGATCACCGGCGACGGGCTTGGCTACGGCGAGGAAGTGCTTCATCTGCGCGGTCGGGTCGCTGGATGGCTTGAAGAAGTGGTACGCGCCTACAAGCAGGCCGACACTCTTCGCGCGAGTGTAGAAATCGTGGAACCGCGGATCGACCTCGGAATCGCCCTGCGTCGCCTTGAGATAGGCAGCCTTGACGCCGGCGGCGACGAAGCCGTGAAAATCAGGCTGGTCACTATGGAAGAGATCGATCACGCGTACGGCCGTGGCCGGCACGCCTGCGGGAAGGGGCATTGGCGTAGACATGGGAATTAATCTCCTTTGGAGGAAACGAGTGAGAAGCGACGAACAGTCAAGCGGTCAAACCTTCGGCCCTGCAAGTGTGCCCATTGACGCCTATGCGCCCGATTGGGCGTTCGCGGATGTACCGATCGACCGCGATGTTGTGCGGGTGCCGTATCTTGACCCAGCGCCGGCGAATGATCTCGATAACCCGAGCCACGTCGGCCCATCGCACCGGTGGGCCGAGTTCGCGCGCGAGGTCCACGGGCACACGACGAAGCGCTATGTTTGGAGGCGAGTTAAGTGGACCGACCACCGAAGCAGCAGGCAACGACGGAGAGCGACGATATCTTCGCGAATTTCGATAAGCGGATAAAACAGTGGCGTCAGCGGGAATTGGAATTGCGCGAATATTGGGCGGCCAATCACGGACCTTTGCCCGAACCTGATGATGAACCCTGGGATTGGCCGAAAGGCTTCCGACCACCTTGCTCTGACTGCGCACACATCTACACTCACATGAATGGGCTAATCGGAAACGTGGAGGCGGCGTCAACCTTTTTCGATGCTCATGAGGCTCGGTATTTCGTTTGCGAACGACATTGGCGTCGGCGTATGTACAGCGCCGGACGCAGTAAGGCATCGGTGCGTGAAATGCTGATCGAGCAAGGCGGCTTTTCGCCTGATGAGGCAGACGCAGCCATAGCCGAGGATGCCGACATACCAGACGTTTCAATCGAACCTGGCGAGGACTAATCCCTGAACACGCTATCAATCTTCGGAAACGGATACAACGCCAGATCCTTCCGTCTGATGCACTCGTGCCCGAGTGCCGCGCGGATGTCCTCGCGCACGTACTGCCCCGGCCAGACTTTAATGTCGATGCACCGGTCGTCAGGCAGCCACACGAGCGCCTGCACGATGCCGCTCCAGTGGTCGACACGGCAACCGATCAAATGCCCGTCGCCAGCGTCGTACCGGTCGGGCAGCGTGCCGCTGCCACCGCCTTCGGTGTCGCGATCGCGCCGTGATCGCCGGCGGTGGCCAGGGCATCCATGACGGACGTTGGCGGCTTGGTCGAAACGTCCGGCTGCACCTGGTAACGGGCTTCGTTCTCACGTGCCCAATCGCGGTGCTTGAGATATTCGGCAACGACCGCACCGGCGAACTTCGCAGACCGGAAGAAGCTGACCAAGTTGCCTTCCGCCCATCCGGTCTTCGCGCCCGACAGATTGCAGCTCCCTTCCATGCAAAGCGGCTCGCCGCCTTCGACATCGTCGACGACAGCGACCTTGTAATGCCATATCTGTGACTTTTGCGAGGAGCCGATACCGGCCGTCGTGATCGTGACGTCCCAGTGCTTCCACCGCGCCAGATGCGTCAATAGAAGCTGATGCTCGCCCGGCGTAGTGAACTGTGTATGATCGATGAGGAGGTGTCCGACGACGCCGTTCGCATCCGCCTTGTCGATCTCGTCGAGCAGGTCTGGATCGTTGAGCGTGAATGCGAAGATCCACGTCTCACCGGGGTTGTGGAGCATATCGAGGAAACGCGCATGCGCCGACGGTCCTGCTTCCGGCAGGAAGTTTCGCTCGACCGTAACCGTCTCTTCGAACGTCGTTTCATTGAATGGGGTGACCATATCATTCTCCGTAAATGTCAGCGAATATACTAAGCAAGCTTCGTAAATAAGCGTGTTAAAACTCGCTATATACTAAGCTCAGAACTTACTCCCGACCATCCCGACAACCGCCCGGCTCCGAACCTCGTAGCCTACACCGACGAACGTTCGCCCTGCCTGGTAGTTGACCTGCGGCCCCGCGTCAAACCCGCTGCCATTGCCGAGCCGCTTCGCGACGAATACGCCCCCACCCCACTCGCCGACCTTGACGCGTAAGCCGAGCGGATTGATAGCCACGTCGCGGTGAACGATGTCGTACGTGATCGCCGTCTCGCCAAGGGACGTGTGGGCGATGCCGAATCTGCAGGTGGTGCTGGATGGCGAGAAATGTGCAGGTGGTGCAGGATCTGCAGTAACTGCAGGAGCAGGCGCGGTTTGAGCCACAGTCGGCCTCGGCACCGCTTGTCCCCCAGTAAATGGGGAGGACGGCGGCCTAAATAGGGATGGCGCATTCGTAATATGGGAAGGCCGATCGCTAATAAGGGATGGTGCCTGACGCATATTCGGGAGCGCGATCCTCGGCAACCGTAACGGCCGGATGCGAACGGCGAAGCGCAATCGCGAATGGGACAAATGCGCCATGATGTGGGGCATAAACGGGACACGATGTCTCATTCGCGGATGCGTTGCCGTCTCAGCCACCCGCTTACCTGACAGGTTCTCCTTCCAAGGTTGCGCCTTACCTGTGGGGCTCGACGGCTTGCCTGGTGCGCTCAAACGGACCGGTGTATCGTACACGGCCGTCGACGGCAGGCGTGAGCGACCGCACTCGGTCAGCAGCGTCAACGCGACCAGGGCGACGGCGACGAGCGCGGCGGTTGTGGATGTGGTGGGTTTCATGGGTGGACCACTGCCGCCGGTTCGTCCCCGGCGGCGTGAGCGTTACGCAAGGCCGAGGTGCGCGAACACGAACGCCTTGATCTGGTCGGCGGTCGCAGCCTTGCCGAGTTCGGCGAACGCGACATCGATGGCATTGTCGATGCCCATCTCGGCGAGCTTATCGAACGCGAGCATCTCCGGTCCGAGCGCCTTGGTCGCGCTTTCGACAAACGCGTTCACGTCCTCGACGACGACGGCCTCGGTCGCCGTCGAGACGATCAGCTGATACGCCTTGTCGATGCCGTTGCCGACGACCTGGCGCGCAGCAGCCTTGAAAAACGCGATGTGCTCGACGGCCTGAATATCGGCCTCGATGGTGGCGATAAGGGTCTTGAGGTTCACGGGAATGTCCTTTCGAGCTATCCGGATTTTCCGGATAGGTGAGTCAGTTGCGAGTGGTCGACATACGAACGGCCGCCCCACTCGCGAGGGCGGCCGTCAAAGTTTGAAATGCGTGTACGAGGTTCAAACGGCCGGGACTGGGACGATGGCCGGCGATGCGATCTGAGCCTTGAGCTGGTCAATCTCGCCCTGCAGGCGGTCGATCTCGGCACGTAGCCGCTTCTCCATGTCAGCGGCCTGGGCTTGAGCCTCGGCCTTAGCAGACTGCAGCGTCTTGATTGTCGTGTCCTTGTCCTTGATCACGCGCGCGTGGCTGGCTGCGGTCTGGTCCTTCTCCTTGCGCAGCCGATCAATCGTCTCGCGCTGGTCGCGGATGAGTGCGTCCTTGGCGTCGCCTTGCGCCTTCATTTCGTCGAGTTGTGCTGTGACCTCGTCGAGCCGCTTGAGGAGCCGTTCGCAGAGTTGGCGCTGCTCATCATAGGCACGTCGCAACTCTGTTATCTCAGCCTGGTCGGCCTCACGCGCTTTCCCCTGCTCCTCGACGAACGCCTGCCACTTGGCATCGATACGCTGCTCGCGCGTCTGGCGTGTCGGTGATAGACTGGAGACGAAATCGACGGCCTTGACGACGATGGCGCCGATGATTCCCGATGCGGCATACAGAGCGAGCTGTTGCGGTGAGAGATTAGCGAGTGGTGCGGGCATGGGCGTGCCTTTCTATGTGGCGGGTAGAAAAGCCGGGCGCGAGATTGGGAACCGTGAGCGCCGGACGTGTACGGAATTAGTGCAGGCATTTGGCGAACCGGGCCGCCGTCGGGTTGTACGGGGCCATCGCGCGGACGATCGCCGGCACACGGGCACGGAACTCGTGATCGGGTTCGCCGGCCTCCGGACGGAAGCCGAACGCTTTTGCCGCCCGGTCGACGGCGTCGCGTTCGGCTTCGACGCACTGACGGCGCTCCTCGGCGGCGAGCGATTCTTGAATGTAGCGTGGAGATGATTTCATGGCGTGTCCTTGACGTGACGAAGGCCGCCCCGATGTCGGAGCGGCCTCATGTATAGAGAATGGCGGTTTTGTATGCGAGAGCGGGTTCGTGTATAGTTCAGAAAATCTTTTCACACCCCTATTGACATTACGTTTTGATTATGATATCATAATCATGTAATCAATCACGGCGACGGCCTAACGTACAGGAGATACGAGAATGCAGACCACCACCACCGCAACCGAATACAAGCCCGAACTCGCCCAGTATGTCGGCAAGTCTATCACCGACCCTGCCCTCCCGGCTGAGATCGCCGAATACTACCCCGTCGTAAATCTCGAAACGCTCATCATTGAGGATTTCGTTTTCGCTGACGAAATTGATGGTTATGAGACGGCCGCAATCGTCGACGGCGAAATCAAGACCGGCGAGCGCTACTCCGATTTCGTGGTCCGCTCGTAACTGAGCGATTATTGGAGACGCAATGATTTACCTCATGACAAGTGCCGTGCTCTCCGATGAGGGCATGTTCGGAATAGATCACTCGCTCGCTCCTATTCGGTTGTCGAATAGGAGCGAGATTTTAGACCAGATCGGCGAGCAGGCACTTTACGCGCTGGAGCAAGTCGCTCGCGGTAACGCTGCATTAAGCTCGGAAAGCGCCATTGTCGAAGTCCCTCAAAACCCAGATCGAACCACCATTGGGGTTCAGGTTATGGTCGGCACCAAAATCTACATCATTGCGGAGGTTTGAATGCCCTCCCGGAAACCGAGACCATCTGACGATGAGCTGCGCACGCTCTACGAAACGCGCAGTGCACAGCAAATTGCCGACCTCGTCGGTGTAAGCAAAAGCGTTGTATGCAAATGGCTGCGCGAGGCGGACATTGAGCGTCGGTCGTATAGTCCGTTCTCAGAGAAGCGAATTGACTGTCCATTTTCCTCCGACAGGCTTCGAGAAATGTATTGGCATGGCGGCATGTCAACACGAGAGATTGGTGAGGCTGCCGCGAAGATAATAGGCCGCGATCAGGCTGTGTTTCAAAAAACTGTGCAGCGGTGGATGAAGGAGGCCGGCATTGATTGGCGAACGGTCACCGAGGCACAGATCGTTGAAGCTCGAAGATTCCCCGAAAAGCATACCGCCGAGCAGGTTGTCGGTAAGGGGCGTAAGTCGGCAGGGTCATTTACGCCAGGTTTATCCCGCCCAGTCGATCGAAAGCGCCATCAGGCCGGTGTCAAGCGGGCCGCTCAGCTCAAAAAACAGGAGGCCTCTCAGCGCGGCGGCGGATACATTCGTCCGTGCTGCTGGCCGGGATGCAGCAAAACTACGACACGCCGGCCGTCAGAATACAATGCGCCAGTATGGTTCTGCGGGCACGCTCACGCAAATAAATACCGTTTTGCCTCACCGCAAACACGAGAGGAATGCCTGGATAATGCAAGACGCCACATCGAAGGTTACTAATGAGCCCCGCCAACGCGGGGGCGCACGCCCTGGTGCTGGACCAAAAACGAAATCTGGGACCGGCGAGAAACTGGGCAAACCGATCGCGTTGCGCCTGACGCGCAGCCAAGAGGCTAAAATCGGCAGGATAGCCGCTGATCGCGGAAAGGCCGATATTCAGGACGCCATACGCGACCTCATCGACGAAGCCGCCTCTTAACTGAGCATCCTACTCCCCGATCGTGTGCCCGCGCATGTCGAGCTGCGCCCCCTCAGCCGTCACGATCGTCGGTTCGTCGACATCGCCGGGTTCGACCGTAACGCCGTCGACGCGGGCCGGATGGTCCCACGAACGCGGGACGCGGATCACGGACGGAACGTGCCCGTAATAGCGCGCGGCGTTCAGGCCGTGCAGGATGTCGGTTGAGGTGAGGGTGGGCATGGTGGGCCTCCTTTGAAGTCTGACTAACGAGCAACGATGTTTGACAAATAACGTGACAAAAAGATCTATATTTTTGTCAAATCAGATGGTATACTAGGCTTAAATGACTGACATAAAAAGAGGCACATCTTGAGGCGTTATGAACAATCGCATTCTTGGCTCAACTTCCTGTTTGATACTAATCGTATGAGCGCACGCCTATGGATGGCTCTGGGTGAAGCGAGGTCTAAGTGTGAGCATATTGCAGGAGTTCCATTACCTCCACTGGTAGCCGGTGAGTTACATAGGGTTTATTTGGCGAAAGGTGCTCATGCGACGACGGCGATTGAGGGCAACACCTTGACGGAGGAAGAGGTCAGGCAGCGTATGCAGGGCAAGCTCAAGTTGCCAGAATCTCGGGAATACCTAGGACAAGAAGTGGATAACGTCGTGAACGCATGCAATCAGATGCTGAACCTTGCGGCAACACAACGAGATTTTGAACTCATTACCCCTGATATCATCAAGGAATTCAACAGGATCGTTTTAAATGGACTTGAACTTGATGACGAGATCAAGCCTGGGGAGATATCATTGCACAATGTTGGTGTTGCAAATTACCTCGGCGCCCCACGAGAAGATTGTGAATATCTCCTTGACCGAATGTGCTCATGGTTGAATGAGCCCGCGTTCCTTCCGAGTAACAATCCAGACGCGATGGTCTTTGGAATACTGAGAGCCATTCTCGCGCATCTTTATCTGGTTTGGATACACCCATTCGGTGATGGCAACGGCCGTACATCACGTCTGCTCGAGCATCGCATTTTACTCGCGGCCGGCGTGCCGTCACCAGCTTCACATCTACTCAGCAATCATTACAACGCCACACGTACGGACTATTACCGGCAACTCGATCGATCCAGTAAGGGCGGTGGCGATTCTATTCCGTTCGTCGAGTACGCCGTTCGCGGATTCGTCGATGGGTTGATGGCGCAACTGCAGCATATTCGGCAGGTTCAGTGGCAACTTACATGGGTGAACTACGTCCATGAAGTTTTTCGAGGACGAGACTCCGTGGCGGATCGCCGACAGAAACACCTTGTACTTGACATGTCAGAACGACCCAATAGATCACTCATCCACGAGATACCAATGATCTCCCCAAGAGTGGCTGCGGCCTATGCGGGCAAGAGTTCAAGGACAATACGCCGCGATATTATGGCTCTTATTGATATGGACCTGATTGTGCGAGATGGGCCTGGTTTTAGCGCAAATCGGGAATTGATACAGGCATTTTTACCCTTGCGCAGGGTATACGACGAAGATATATTGACACTTACACCATAACCTGATCGTTTCCTTGCGGCATGAAAATAGCCGCCTACGCGAATGCGTGGCGGCTGAAAATAGCGGCGATTAGTCTCCAGTGAGTTCGATCGTCGGAACGTTTGATGGGAGGGTCGGTGTCGCCGTGAGTGACGGGACGGTGAGGTACACGATAGTCGCCGTAGCCGTCGCCGTGCCGCTTGGCCCTGTTGCCGTCGCTGTGTAAGTGGTTGTTTCCGTCGGATTGACCGCGACGGAACCACCAGCAACTGGCGACACTGAGCCCGGCGACGGTCCGACGTCGGCCGTGATGATGACCGAGGTCGCGTTCGTCGAGGCCCAGTTGAGATGGTCGGTAGGACTGATCCCGGAGACGGCGCCGTTCGTGGCAGTGAGCGTAACCGTCGGGGGAGCAACCGGCGTGTACGTGAACACGATCAAGCCAGCGCCGGAGTGCCCCGCATAACCGCCGGCTACCGTTCCCAGGCTTCCGCCCCCACCCCCGCCGTAGTTTCCGCCGGCAGCAGCCGAGGCGTTCAGCCCGCGGCCGCCACCGCCGCCGCCGGCGCCGTAGGTCGAACCTTCTTCCGTGCCGTTGCCACCGGCCGTGGCGTTCACCGTCGAAGTTCCGCCAGTCCCGCCCGCGCCTCCGAACCCGCCATCGGCTGTGCCGCCGTCGCCGCCGTTTGTGGTCGTCGCATCGGTCCCGTTTCCGCCGGGGCCGTTCGGTCCGGCCGCGCCGCCTCCGCCACCGCCAACGGTGTATCCGGAGGGAGCACTGCCTCCATTGCCGCCGGAGTACCGGACGCTACCGACACACTGCGCGGCCTGACCGCCGAGAGCTCCCGCGGTCCCGGTCGGCGAAGAGCCGCCCTTAGCCAGCAGTGTCGAAGCATCTTTAAACCAGGTATCGCCGCCGCTGTCCGCCGCGGCAACCTGAACGTTATACACATTCCCGGCCGCGATCCCCGGAAGGCTGTCGATCTCGGCATATGCGCCGCCGCCGCCGCCGCCGTAGCCGCCGCCGTAGCTGGAATTGGCATTCGGGGCCGGTGCGCCGCCCCCGTAGGCCCCGATCCGGTAAGCCCCCGTACTGTCAAAGTCGGCAGGCACCGTGAATGTGCCTGAAGCGGTAATGTAGACGATTTTGAGAGGCATGTCGGTTTGAGGTTATTGGGCGTAGACCGTACCCGCGATCGTGGCCGCGACGATCGGAGACTGCAACGATGTCGGGATGTTTAATGCTGCCAGGTCTGACTTGGTGATTGTCGCTATGTGCTCCTCACCGCACGGACACGTCCATTCCCATTGCAATCCAGAAACGTTGCTATTTGCATCGACTGTCTGGCTTAATTTTCCGTCGCCACCTTCACCCTGTACCGGCTGAATCTTAAGATTAGCGTTGTTCGGGCAAGCAAACTGTTGATCTTCGGGCCAGCGTGTGCTTATGATAATCATCGAATCACCCTTTACGTATTCGTGCAATAAGCGTTGTTGTTGCCAGTTGTGCCAAAGGTCGGCGAACTCGTTCCACTGCAGCCGAATGTCTGTTGATACGTGCCACTTACGGGATTATTAGGGCTTGTACTAATAAGGGCACCATATGCGGCAAAGTATCCATCGGTCGTACTATATCCGACATATGCGTTCGACGCCCAAACTCTGCTCATAAGGTCCGCGTGTATTCCGTACTGGCAGCGGACGCACTTCGTACCTCCTCCTGCCGTAGATCCCGACCCGGCATCTACTGAAGAAGACCCAGTGACGTGTATCCCCTGAGCGCAATTATCAATCTGTGCTGGGTTGGCTGCTATGTACGACGTATTGCCAGCGAACACGCCGTCTCCCCAGTTCGAAATGACTGTTTGAGAACTTAACGAGACACCACATAATTGGTTGCTCGACATAATGATGCCTGAAATGCCATTGTCCGCATTCGAGGCCCCGCGCAGGTAGATGTTTTTGATCGTGATGAGTTTTCCACCCTGAACTGTAATACCATTCGTGTTGCTCGCAAACATCATGCAGCACGGATAGGTCGCTGGGTCAGGGTTGGTGGTTGCTCCCTGCGTCGTCGTCGAGAAAGACGTAATCGTCAGCGCTTGAGCGGTTCCAAGACTAATCGTAAAAGCAGCCTGTCGATATTGCGCCGCACCAGGTGAGTTCGTGTTCGAGAGGTAAGCATAAGCGCCGGACGCCCATGTCGGAAGACTAAATCCTCCAGCGAACTGGATACCTTGATTGGAAACGGTCAGCGATGTCACGGGCCCCGGCATCGTCTCCCTGGTTGTGCCGGAAGCGTCGACCCAGGTGTACGAGACGGCCCCATAGTAGGTGCCGGTCAAGCCAGTCCCGCTCGCCGAAAGAGACGGCGCAAAGGCTGGCATAGCCGGCGTGTTCGCATCTCCGGCGACGATCAATCCATAACCGTTGGACGGCATATTGATTGACACTGTCGTTCCATAGAACGGCGGATACGAGAACACGTCGCCGGTCGCCGTCGCCGAGGTCAGCGCCGAAACGGTCAGGGTATATGTGCCGGACGAATAGCTCGACGCGCCGACCGTGGTCATCTTCCCGATGTTGCCAGCGGTCCCGCTGGTGCAGAGCAGATGCGCGCCGATCGGAATGTTGACGGTTGTGAGAATGGTCGTCGTCGTGCCATTGCCGGACGCGGTGAACGTCGGGTTGTCGTCCTGCTGAAACGTGATCGTCGCAACGCCCGGGGAAGCCTGAACGTGGTTTTGAACGAAAGATACGGCGTTGATCATGCCGGGCGTCATGGCGCCGCCGGGGCTGGCCGAAGAGGCGAAGGTGTCCGCGAACCTCGATCCTACTCCGCTATGGAGCGTCATCGTGACGCGCCGGTAGAACAGCTCCCAATATGTGTTGTTGTCCGTCGTCGGGTCGTTCCCGGTGGTCGACGCGATCGCCCGGTACAGGTTACCATCGGAGCCAGCTACCACCTGACCAGACGAATACGTCGTTCCGACATCATAAACAGGGAAAGGAATAGATCCGCCAGGCGTTGCCCAGGTTCCATCGCCGCGCCAATACGTTGACGCACTTGCCCCAGTACCGCTATTCAGATTTCCGACTGGCAGGTTGCCCGTGACACCGTTATCGAGCCTCGTTTGGACATAGGTCCACGACGACCCTGTAGTATCGACAGTCGTCGATGGGGCCGTCATCATCCACCACGTTTTACCGTACGATGTACCTTGGTCGACCCAGATCAATTGGCCGTACGCGATTATCGTTCCCGTGGCATACCACGTCGGCCGCGTCCACGTTCCACTCTGACATGCCCAAGGTCCGTTGTTGATGTTGCTCGTCTGGGCAGTGCAAAGAACGATGGAGCCCGGTCCCGTGCCTACGCCATCAATGGTTGGGAAGCCGCTCTGCGTGACATTCGACGTTGCGACAACGGTAACACTCCCGAGGATTACGCCGCCGCCACTGATTGAGGAGGGAACCCAGTTCGAGCCGTCAAAGGCAAGATACTGACCGGCTAACGGTGATGTGGACGAGACGGTCTTCCCGCGGATCGCGGCCACGGTCGGATTCGGATACGTACCGGATAGATCCCCGCCGGCAGCCGGAAGCCCATAGGTCGTATTGGAGCTCGTAACCCATGCGGTCGTAGCAATAACCGACCATTGCGGATTCGCAGCGCGACAGCGAACTTCCATGGTGCCGGACGTAAACGAAATCGCAAACGTAGGCGATGTCGTGATGCTGGACCATGTCGTTCCGCCATCCGTCGAGCTTTCCCATTGGTATTGCTGGACCGATTGCGTCGGGTCGCTCGTCGTGTAGGTTGGAACAAACGTAAGCCATTCCGTCGTGCCGTTGTAGGTCGGCCCCTTAATCGAGACCGAATCCGGCGCGACAGGCGCAAACCATGAGATCGTCGATTGCGGGACGGCCCATGCCGAAGCGCAGAAAGCCGCCGCGAAGAGAGTCAAAAGAGCAATTCGTATCTTGCGCATGGATTATCCTCAGTACCGATACCAAGCCCGAAGTTTCTTAACGTCGGTCGCATCAAGCGACGTGACGAACGTACCGGCCACCCCGGTGAGCGTATAGGCGACATCCTTCAAAAGCTCCGTGCCACTGCCGTTCGCGTCATAGGCGACAAGGCGCAGCGATCCCACGGGATTCGGGGTGTGCGCGAGAGTAAAGCCAGATGTTCCGATCGCGCTGTCGAGGTTCTCGTCGTCGGCGAAGTTTGGCAAAGTGATTGTGTAATCCGCCTCGCCGGTCGACGGGTTGCTCACGGTACCTGTCAGGAACTTGATCTTCGTGGTTCCGTTGACGGTGTTCGTCCCATCGGTCACAACGATGCCATTTCCAGAACTTGATCCTCCGCCGCCGCCATTCGAGGGGTTGTTATAGCTTCCTGCCGATCCGAAGCTCGCGCCTCCCGCGGCAACCCCCTGCGACCGGAGGAGCTGCAGGAACAACTTCTTGAGCGTGATCGAAATATCAGGTTGTTCTCGCTCGAGCTCGAGCGTCGTCTTGAGTATGCCGTCGTGCGTCTGGCGGATGCGCACGATCGGCAGCATCGCCCCGCTAATCGATGGTCCGTCCGTCCCCTGCAGGCTTACGCTGTTGCCGGGCCAGAATGCGCGGGTATCGCCGTCAAGGGTTGCCGTTGGTCGATACACAGGCTGCGACTTCGCGCGGAAGACAGCATCGGCGACCGACATGGCGCCCGTAAGGTCGATGATGTTCGTGTCGCTGACGGTATCGCACTGCACGCCGTAGAGCATCTGGCTGAAAAAGTACGACGGGACGCTCAAGAAGGTCGTTATCGTCACCTGCGAGCCGTTGGCGGCCACTGCCGCGAAATAGTAGGGTTTGCTCGCCGATGAGGCTCCGATCGGGACATATGCCGGATTGACGTAATACTTGACCAGCGTCGTTCCGCCTGGCAGGCTGGACACCGTCGCCAGGATCTCTTGCCCTTCGGTGATCGTGATGCTGGCCGTTCCGCCGACCGTGCTCTCGATGCCTCCGATCGTGACGGTATAGCCGACGGTGTAGGTGCCGGCCGCGAGGTTCGTCGGAGAGGTAGGCGTTGCAGCCGACAGAGTTACCGCCGTCGTTGGAGCGCTAACCGTGCTCGTCGACGGTGGCGCGCTGCTCGGGTTCCCCTGTGATGGCCACCACACCTGAGCCAGATACGGATCGTCGCAACTGATGATGAACTGTAGATTGCCTTCGGGCAGGTAGTTTCCGATCGCGGTCGTGCTTCCGCTTGTTGCCGAGGTTGTTGTTCCTCCGGTGTTGCGCGTATACGAGAACGAATCCCCGGCGGATGGCCCCGTCGTCAACTTCTGGTTGATGTAGACGTGGTAGGAGCCGCTTACAAGCGGAGCATTGACGACGACGCCCGTCTTTCCCGAAGCAGCCCCGGAAGTAAACAGCACCGTGTCACCGACGGAGAGAGCTGTTGTGGTCGTGAACACGGTGTACTGATACATGTTGTAGACGATTAGAGAGGCGACGGTCCCGGTTCCGTTTGTGTTCGTGACAGACGTCGTAAGGAGCGCCATCGGCGGCGCCTGACTGTCTCGGATTGAGAGCGCATCCATCAATATCGACCCGGTCGATCGCAGAATAGCGCGAGGCAGGCAATAGACGGCGTTCGTCGGCGCCGTGGCGTTCAGCTCGTAATACGTCCACTGCGTAATCTGACCGCCCGGAGCGGCGATCTCGTTCCGGCTCTGCGAGAGGAAATTGGAGCTGCTGTCCAGCCAATCGAAAATGAGCAGGAGGGCCGGGAAATTAGGGTGAATGCTCGGAAAGCTTGGGGACTTGAACCATCCGGCGAAGCGCAGGGATTGACCCGTCTGCACCTTGACCTTATTTGTGTTCTGATAGTTGTTCGACACCTGGCCAGATGCAGGAATAATCTCAACATCGCGAGCATCCGCATCGGCGAACGTCGAGCCATCGACATACAGGGAGTACGCCCCCTCGTAGCTCTCCTGGCACACCCAATTAACACTGTTAATCACCGCGTCGCCGGTCGCCTGGATCTCCCATCCGTCCTGATAAACGACGGAGACGTCTTGTAATTCGACCGCATCGATAATGAGGCCGCCTTGCTGGCCGCCGAAGGCGGTAATCGAATCCAGGTTGAAGGTGATCTGGAACGTCCCGGAACCTGCCGTAAAGCCGCTCGTCGGAAAGGTGAATGGGATCGAGAAGTATTCCCAGTCCTGGCCCGGCGGCTGCATGGTCACACTGCCGGAATCGAAGACGACAGCGCTCGTGCCGTCCTTGATGATTAGGCGCGCATGCCCGGAAAGAGACTGTTGATCGACTTCCTTAGCCATCTGGCAAGAAAATACGTAGTTGTGCCCGGCCGCCCACGTCCCTGTCCCATTCTGCACGGCATTCTCGCTCACGTGGTCGAGCTCGAGGTACCGCGATCCTTCGAACGCGACTGCGCGCGCCGGCGACTGGTTTTTCCCGCTCTCGACTGACGCGCCGTTCGCCAGCGTCCAATCGTCGGCGACATGGAAACCTCCCGATTCGAAACCACCGTTGAGTACCATGTTGCCGGCGCCGTCGTTCTGGTAGACCGGGAGCTCGAAATTGCCGTTGTGCAGAAGCTGAGGGAACTTAGCTGCGCCGCCCTGCACGATCACTGCGTTTACGACGTCGGCAATCGTCTCCGGTCCTTCGGAGGCTTCAACGTTGATGCCAGGGGCGAAGATAACGAAGTCTGGGTTGTTCGGCGGTGTCGTATCAGAGAAGGGGCGCAGATAGATGCGATTGTAACCCTCGGAGTCGACATCGACTCCCCACACCGCGAGGTTGCCGGTTTCGCCGATGATCGCATCAAGCACGTCTCCGGCGGACTTGTAACGGGCATCGAGATTGAGGATCGTCGTGCCGATCGTTTCCGCCTGAACACTGTAAGCGAGTTGGATACCGCCCGGCCCGACGTTGCCGAGCAGGAAGTCGTTGCAGAACTGAGCGAAAGCCACTGACACGTCGGTTGCCCCGGCTGGGAAGGCGTACGTTTTTGAAACCGGCACCTTCCGTAGCCAGAAGGCCGCCCCGTAGGCACTCAGGCTGAGTTTTCGCGGGTTGTCGTTGCTCCGCTTCCGTTCCGTGACGTATCCGCGGTACTTGCGCACGCCCTGGAAGTAGACCTCGACCATGTCGCCCTGCTGAACACGGGTGAACGTGCGGTAATCAAGCCCGGTCGGCAGGCTGAACTCGCCGTAACCGCCATAGCGCTCGATGGACCATGAAGGCGTAAAGAGCTTCGATTGCGGCACGAGCCGATCAATCGAGCCGTCCGCGCTCGTGATCTTAATTCTGAGGTCCGTGGGGAGTGACATGGTGAATCAAAAAGCCCCGCCTCGATTTGAGGCAGGGCTGGAGAGTTTCTATTAGTATCTTCTGGCTTGATACGACAGGCTAGCACTCGACACCGTGGCGCCACCGGATAAAACAATCGTCAGGTCGTTCGCGCCGGCCGGACAAAGTGGGAATACACCTGTGCAAACGCTCGACTTATCGACCCCGCCAACCGTCACCGTCTCCTGCGTGGAATCGACCACGAACGTGGTAGCCGCATCCGGACTGATGACGAACTGGTTGCCAAGCTGATCGGTGATTGTGCACGTCGACCCGGAGGGTGCTGCGCTAAAAGCGATCGTAATGATCGGTTGGGCTGTTCCGCTGCCTGCACAGGTGAAATTGTTTGCGGAGCCATCGGTCAGGAGACTCGATACGCTCGTTGAGGCGACGTCCCATATCGGAGGATCGTCATACGATTCAAGGCTTGCCGTCCATGGTAGATAAGGCAAGCCCTTCCACCCTTCTGCGTAGCCAAATGAACGAACTTCAACATTAAGATACCGGTCATCGTCAATTTTTAGCTGAGCAGATTTCCCCAGTGCGAACGCCGCAGCAAGCGCGTCGATAGCGTCCCGCATGTCCTGTGGTGAGCTGCTCGCGCCTGTCAAAACGCCATCCAACACACACGATAGGCTTGAAAAAATTGGCCCTGCGCTGAACTTGCCGCCGCGGTTGGGACGTTCCGCGGTCCGATCACGCCAATTAGCCGTCGTGGTGATCTTCGCCAGGTTGTTTCCGAACGAGTATGCGCCGAAGGAATTCACGAAAAATGTTGGCATCTCGAAACCTCAATAAGAAAGGCCCTCCATCCGAAGATGAAGAGCCTTTCGTCTGCCTAGCGTTGCCACAACTCGACGCAACATACCGCGCCTAGGCCGGACTCGCCTCGCCTGCCAAAACCTGCCACGCCGAACCTGAACATACACCGCCGTGACTTGCCGTACCTTGCCTGCCAAAGCTCGCCGCGCCATAACTGACGCCGCTCTTTGCGGCAGTCGACAACTGGATCGGCTAGATCCAATAGGCATGGCAGGCCTGGCCAGGTGGGGCAAGTCGGGTTTCGGCAAGTCGGGTTTCGGCAAGGCGAGTCGCGGCAAGTTCTGGCGCGGATGCCCTTGGATTTTCTGAGGGCATTCTCCATACGCAACTCTCGGATGTTCTTCCGAGGGTTGTGTTTGTCGCTAGATCACTTCCGATTGTCAAGCCACTTAAGACCATCATCAATTATCGATGCCAAGTCAAGAAATTCAGCGTCGCTGCATTTATGGGCTACGGTGTGAATCCCTTCAACACCAATTTCGACCGCATCTTGATGCTTGCCATCCGCATTATGCGTCAAGGCTATACTGTATCCACCAAGTGTTTTAAAAACGGCCTCTTTCGACCCAATATCGGATCTTCCGCGCCAATCTACCGTAAGCTGCCCCAAGTATTTCAATGCGGCCGATAAAGCTTTTGCCTCATCATAATCCAAGTAACAACTGGCAGAATCATCAACATCGTTATCTTTTGAACGTACAGTGATTCGAAACCCCTTTTCCATAGGTGCTTTACTTATAGGGTAAGTAAGCGTAAAGGCTTCGACATAAGTTGGTGAGTCGTCTGTTGTCAGCATGTTGCTGTCACGAACATACAATATACCGTTCGAATTGATTGAAGATTCAATATTGGGAATCTGCTTTGATTTATCGGCACCTGCCTCATCTGCAAAGCACGAAGTTGTATCGAGCGCAAATGCAATTGCGACCACTAGCGCCACTAGAAGTATCCTCAAATCAATAATTGTCTTTGACATTGCAGCGTCCTCCTATTATATGGGACGGTTAATTCAACGAGCGGTTGCAGTTTCCCTTCACTAAACCGGGATCGGCATACGGATCGCGTTCTCAAGAAGCTTGCCGAGTGAACGATATGAAGATTCTAAGTCGACCTGACTATCAACTGATCCGATGTTCTGATTGATCTCGATCGGACGGCCGGCATTCGCGGCATGCGCATGCAACGATCCGAGAACCGACATGAGGCCGCCACCGCGCTCCGAGCCATTCGTAGCAATCGGTGCCGGCGCGTTCATCATGCGCAATTCTCGGTTGCTGAGCACCTTCACCGGTCCCATGGGCACGATCGCTTCGGGGCCGCGTTCGCCGACGATGGACATCTTACCAACCGGAGGATAGCCGCCGTCAGCGAAGAGGCCGCCCAGCAATGAACCAATGCCTCCGCCGAGCATAAGGCCTGCAGTGCCAGCGCCGGGAATCGCCAGACTGATCGCCATGCCGAGAATGCCGCCGATAGCCGAGTTCTGCTGCTTTTTGGCATTGCCCCCCGCCATCAATTGGCTGACCGCCATCATAATCGCGCCGGCACCCTCCTCCATCGAGACTTTGGCCGCCTTGCCTGACGCATCCATGACTTTACCGGCGTCTTTGATACCGGTCGCCGCCGCATTCGTTGCGATAGTCGAATGGTCAACGGCATCTTTGGTTTCGCTGGCGTTCTGCTTCATATCGCCGGTCGCTTTTTTAGCTAAGACGACATGATGGGTGAAGAGCGACCCGATGTCCTTTAGTCCGCCCTGTACCAGTGTATCCACCCCGCCGCTAAGCGCGTTCTCCGCGGCATCCGTGAGCATAGCCGTGAATGACTTGAGCGCGTCCTTCGAGCCTGGACCGTGCAAGAGCGCATGAACGAAATCGCCACTCGCCTGTCCGGCGCCTTGGACCAGTGCGGCCGTGATGTTATCGCCGACCTGACGCAGTACGTCCGATCGGTTGGTTTTCTTCGTTAACTGATCGATAATCTCATCGACAGCCTTTGTCTCATCGGGCGACACTTCCAAAGCCCGCAATGCCTTGAGCCGGGCGAGGATGTCTGAAGTGCCGGCCAGTTTCTGAACATCCGGATTACCGAGGATCTGCAGCATATCCCCTCGGCTTTGCGCGCGCTCCTCGTCAGTACCCACCATCACCTGCTTATCTCGTAACTGATCGAGCGAAAGGTCGAGGGCTCGCTTTGCGTAAGGGTTAGCACCGCCGGGCTGAAGTGCCGAAGTAATGTTCAGCATTATGCCTTGATAGGCGTCTTTGCGGCGAAGGTCACCGGTTGCTTGAGCAGCCTCAAGAAGCAGCATGCGGCTCTCTGCATCGGTCAGTCCAGGTTGCGAAAGCATTACCGTGTAATACTCGGTCACAAGCCTGAGCCTTTCCGCCAATGTTGCCGCTTGATCAGCCTGTGCTCGAAGTAATTCCGCGCGAGACTTCAGCTTATCGTCGATCGTGCTGTCCTTCGCCGCCTGATACTGTAGGTCGACCTGGTCCAAGGCGGCCTTCCGGTCATCCTTAGCCTTCTGAAGAAGAAGCTTATCACTGTGCGCATTCGTGACATCGATTTGGTATTGCTGTTCGATCTCCTTCTGCTGCGCGAGCCGGATTAGCTCTAAGAGCGAGAGTTTTTTATCGTAGCTTTTCGACGTCTCGGCTTCGGACTGCATGCGCTGAATTGTCTGTCCGGTTTCCGACTTGGATAACTCCAGTCCCTTAGCCCTGAGATCATTCTCCTTGTCGTCGAGTTCCACCAATTGCCGAGACAGTTCAACACGATTAGCCGCGATGTCGACATCTCGCTTATGGTTAATGGCACGAACCTTGTCCTTGTCGCCCCCTGCGTCGTCGACCTCTTGGGCGGCCCTAGTCCAGATCATTTGTCGCTGAGTACGAGCCGAACTTTGTAGGTTGGCGCGAATTGGCGCAATTAGGCTGGCATCACCGGTGCGCGAGAATGTGTTTTCGAGAATAGATCGCGACGATTCGTATGCTGTGAGATTGGACTGCAGGCCGAGGATAGAGAGGTCGCGCGCCTGCTTGCGAAGTTCCTTCGGGCTGCCACCCGCAATAAGGTCCTGCAACGACTGTTGGTCACGTTTGAACTGCTGATCGATTTCGTATTTATCTGCGGTAAGTTGGGCCGATGCTGAACCCGGCATCGGCGTCTTTTTCGTCGCATCGACACCAGCTTTGGCTAACGCCTCACGGATCTGAGCACGTTTACGTTTCGCTAGAGCCTGCCCGGCCCAAATTAAGTTGCGCTCATCGCCAGTGCGGTTGTACTGATCGATGAACCATTGATGTGCATCCTCTGCCTTCTTCGAGTCGAGTTCCGCGTCCTTTAGTTTCGCGTCAGCTTGATCTCGCAACTCATCACTATCGGCTGGCGCCGCCCCTTTGATACTCGCGGTGGCTGGCCCTGCGCCTGGTCCTAGCTTCGCTGAAATGAGGGGGAACTTCTTCAACATGTCGGCGACGGGGATGTCGGTGCGTACCCGGCCGTTGAAGTCCTGAACGGCCATCATCACACCATTCGGCCCCTCTTCCGATGTAAACCAGTGACCTTCCTTTTTCGAGGTTCGGACGTGGTAGACCGTGCCGGCCGGACCGATGCCCTGAGCGTTCAGCGGCGCATCAGCGCCATTCTTCTCGTTTGCACCGACACTGAACGCCTTACCGGTGCGTAGTTTCACAAGCGCATCGACGAAGTTACCGCATTCGTTCCGCAATTTCTTGAAAGTTTTGCGCGTCTCATCGGCTGCTTCACTGAGTAACTTCCCGGAATACATCGGAGCAGCAGATACTGGCAGCGCTGTCAGAGCCTTCTGATTTTTCAACCGGTCGCTCTCAACCGCCATATTGCGCTGGGTAAGCCGCTCGATTTCGGCGGCTGCGTCCGAGTATGGCCCTTTCGTTTCGCGCAGGTGCTTCTTGTAGAAGGCTATCTTGGCGGAATTATCCTTCTCTTCCTTCTCGGCTGCCGAGATCGCCAGCGCCAGACTACGGCGCTTATTCTGAAGATCACTCAGTGTCTGAGCATCGGCTGTCATCGCATTTGCATCAGCTTGCAGTGCCGCGATTCGCTTTTGCTCCCATGCGACAGAATCGGAATTCGTGACCCCAGAAGCAAGCCCGCGATTTGGGCGCGGAATAATCCTGCCCGAAGATGGATCGCGAATCAAACGACTATCGGCCTGTAGTCGGGCGAGCTCCCCTTGTCGCTGCGCAATCTCAGCATTATTGAGACCGATCTGGTTGTTAACATTGGTGCGAACATCCATAGTGTGCGTCGACGCGAAGTCGGTCGCCTTCTTGGCCGCATATTTCCGCTGCGCATCGTCGGCCTCGTCCCACGCTTTTTTGATGGCCACAACAGCCGCGATCACGCCCGCAATGGCGAGGAGATACGGAGCACCTACCGCGAACGCAGCGGTACCTGCCGTAGCCGTAGCGACTTCCGCCGTGGTCGCCGCTTCCGCAGCAGTCGTGATCTCGCCGAAAGTCGACGCCAGACGGGCACCGACAAGGAGATTACGGAACTCACGGAACCCCACAATAGCATTTCCGATAGCGCCCCCGACAGTCAGCAATCCCCCGGCGAAGAGGCCGAAATAGACAATTGCTTTGCGCGTTTCCGGATCGACCGAATTAAGGGCATCAGCGATGCTCGATGCTCCGGACGCGATATCCTTCAGGACGGCAATGACAGGCGGTCCGTACTTGGTGTAGAGTTCGAGGAATTGATTGTTGAGCCGAGCCACGGAGTTCGCGAGCGTGCCATGCATATCGTTGTAGCCTGTCAGTTGGCGCAGATCCTGCCCGCGGACGCTCATCAAGTCCTTGAGTATGTCCGTCATATCCTTGCTGGCGGTGCTGGCGAGCACCATAGCGCCTTGGCCGCCCCGAAGGGCCGGAATGAGCTTATAGACCTCATCGGCATGGCCTTTCGTAGCCTGTGCGAGGTCGAGGAATATGCCGGTCAAACCCTTCGCCTTGATTCCGGCCGCCGTGAAGTCGTCGACGAGGTCGACGCCGGTCGCCTTGGTCAGGTGCTCCAGCTCCTTGCGTACGCCAGATGTCGGGTTCATCAGGTGCTGGAAGACGTCGCGCACTTGTGTTGCCGCCTGCGTTGCGTCGTAGCCGTGGCGGGTGAGAGCCGAGAACGCAGCCGCGGCATCCTCCACCTTAACGCCGAGTGCGGCCGCTACGGAAAGCATGGGACCCGCAGCCGCATCGAACTCCTGCAGGGTCATATTGCCCTGTGCTGCGGCGCGGTGCAGAACGCCCATGACACGGGCCGCTTCACCCGACTGAAGACCGAACTCTTTCAGAGCCTTCGCCAGGATGTTCGCCGTCTCGGCCGCCGACGTGTTCGTTCCAATGGCCGCGACCGTCGCGGCATTCAGGATCGTGACAGCGTTCGCAGTATTCTTCACCACGTCAGGGATGCCAAGGTTCACGATGTGCATGAAGCCTTGAGCAAGCTCATCCGTTGACGCGCCAGTATCCTTACCGAGCTTCAGGACCGTCTCACGCATAAGGTCGAAGTCACGTGCCGTCATTGTGGTATTGTTGCGGATGGTCAGCATCGCGGAATCGAACTTGGCGGCTTGCTGCCCTACGGCGTCGAGCCCGGCAAGAATGGCCGCGCCGCCGACCATGGCGCCCGTCGACACGATGCCGGTTACCTGGCTGCGCTTCTCAGCGACGACCTGTCCCGACCGAATCGCGTAATTTTCGTCCCGATGCTGCCGATTTTCCGCGAGGATCCGCGACCGCGAGACGTAATTCTCATCGCGCTGCTGCCGGTTTTCGGCGGCGATCCGCTGTTTGACGGCGGCCTCGACCTTGCGCTCACCCTCGACCTTTTCCTGAGCTGCGGCTTTGGCAATGCGCCCCTCGGCAAGTTCGGCGTTCGCCAGCTCCTTGCGCGTCTTCGCCTCGTTGAGCAATGTTCGCGATGCCGATTCCGAAGCCTTGGCGACCGAAACCCCAACCGCCTCCAACTCCTTCTTGACCCGGATCTCGGCGACGATCGCCTGATTGAGTGCCGCCTCGGCCCGGAGTTCGGCAGCGACAGCCTTGGCATTCGCCTCTTTGGCGCGCGCAACTGCGATCGACGCCTTTGCGCTCTGCTCTGCCGCCTTCACCTGCTGCTGGGTGATAGCCGTCATCCGCTTGGAATCAGCTTCAACCTCGCGAATTGCCGCCTTCAACGATGCACCGAGCGCGGTGATTTTGCCGGCCGACGTGTCGTTTCCAGCAACGTTAACTTTGACGGTAACCTGGTTCTTATTGGCCATGGACGATTATCCGCCTAGCAGGTGAGATCCGACGTACTTGAGAGCCTTTGGCAACTGTGACCACTTCGCATCGATCTGGTTTTCGTCGATGTCGCGAAGCTCTTCGTCGGTCAAGCGCATGGCAATCTGGAGGACCGTCGTTTGAAAAGACCAGTCCTCGACACGGCCACGAGAAGTCGATTCCTCCCGTGGCCTGTCTAAAAACGTGTGATAAAGCCCGGGTTGAGTTCGACGATCAGCTCGAGCAACCGGCAGAATGTTGGGATATCGAGATCGGAAACAAGCGATTCCGCCGCGACATCGGGATGACGACGGCAAAACGCGACGACGGCTAGTTCAGCCATCGCCTTCGCGTCCTGCTCGTTGACGGTGGAGACGCTGGTATTGACGTATTCTTCCAGGGCCGCGCCGTCGATTTCGGCAGGATTGCCGCTGGCATCGTTGAGGACAAGGACCGACTTTAATCGGCCGGCCGCCGATTCGAAATCGTACTCGCCGCTTTCCTTGTCCGTCGATCGCGTCAAAGCAAGAAGGCAGATGATGAGGGGGGACGCGCTGAGCTTTGCGTTTGCCTCGGCGTGCTTAATCACCGGGAACGGTGCAACTTCATATTTCTTTGCACCCCATTCGATGATTTCGCCAGCGCCGACCATTCGAGCGAAAGACATCGCACGGCGCGGTTTCGCATCGCCGACGCCGGTAGCCGTGACCGACGATTCCATCCGACCTTGCACCTCGGCCATGCGTTCGGCCGTGGCAGTATCGAGTTTGCGCTTTGATTTCGTGGGAGTAGTGATAGGTTCCATGCAACCGCCCTCCTGCAGGCGGTATCCTGCTGTAAATCGCCGGGCGGACATCCTGCGGTCCGCCCGGCTTTCGTATTGCGCTCGTTTGCGCGAATTACAGGCTATAAGAGGTCACGTCGTTCGACGGGACCGCCGAAATCGGTGTGCCGGCCCCTATCAGGGTTGCGTTCAACTCCGTATTCCAGACGTCGATCTGGATCGGCGTGCCCGAAACGGTGTCGTGGTAGGCTGTGAACTCGACCGTCTGCATGATCGCATCCGGCCCCTGGATCGGCTGATCCTGCATCGTGAACGCGACCTTCGGCAGCGTGATGATGATCTTGTTGCGGAAGCCGTTCGCGTTGACCGGCCCAGCGATCGTAATGACTACGGGCGTCGTGTTGACGACCTTCTTCGCACCATACGGCGCCACAACACCGGCGAGCTGCCCAAAATAGGTCTTCATCTGGACCTCGTCCTCGAAGTAGAGGTCCATTTTGCCGGTGATCGTCGACTTGCCGACATAGTGCGACTGAGCGCCGCGGTAGCCGTCGAGTACATCCTTCGGGAGGACGTTCTTCCCCCACTTGCCGCTGATCGTCCGCGCATCAGACTGCGTGCCGCCGACCGTGACCGTGACGCCGGTCGCGCCAAATGCGGCCAGCGGATCGATCGGCGCGGTATCCGTTCCGATTGCGCTCTCAGCGCCGTAGACGAGCTTATTCAGCCCCTCATAGTCCCACACGAACTCCAGCGGCGTGTTCTGCGTCTTATCGATATTCCACGACAGTCCGGACGCGCGGCAACCGGGATATGCAAAATACGACGAGCCGTTCTTCTCGGTAATGGTGACCGGTGACTGCGTGGTCGAATCCTTATAGGTGTGGACGTTGAAGGCGACCGCAGGCACATAACCGCCGGCGTTCGCGGTGATGAGGGTCGGATCGGTAAAGACGTAAGGCGTTCCGATCGCGAGACCGCTGGCAATCAAAACTTCCACCCCGGTTGCCGTACCTGCGTACAGACGCCAGCCGGTCGCGCCGGTTTGCGTCGCCGGCGAGGCTACGCTGATCGAGTTGACGCCGGTACCCGCGCCTGTCGTCGCGCTGAACTCCGACGAGGCCGTGGTCCAGCCCCAGTCGGCACGCTCGTATGCGACCTTGAAGTAGTATTGCGTTGCGTTCGGCAGGGTTCCGCCGGTAAGGGACGGCGTCGCCGTCGGAGCCGCCGGCGCGGTCCCGCCTCCGGCCGCCGTGGTCGGCGCGCCGGCGAGGCTCTCCAGCAAGCGTGATACGCCCTCGCCCGTCGGCGTCATCGTGATCGAGCCGTTGACCTTGGCGATGCCCGGCACGGAATCGATATCCGTCGTGATATTGCGCAGGACCTCGTGCGGGAGGGTCGAGAGATCAATTTTCAGACCGCCGCTCTTGCGATCGATGAGATTTTGCGCTTTGACCGGCTGGCCCTCGGTCGCCTCGACGCCGATGCCGATCCTTGACTGAATGCCTGTTGCGGGGGTTCCCATAAGCTCTGCTCCTTGCGTCGGCCACGGCCCTTCGGCGTAGACCAGCGGTGAAAAGTCGGAATAAACGGAGCCGAACCGTCGGCGCGCCTTGTAGATATAGAGGCCGCCCGGTACGACCGGAGTGTGATCAAAAACGACAGCCCCGCCAGTATCCGGCAGGGCGGCAAGTAGGAAGAAGTCGCCAGGCGAAACGCCCGTGACGCTTACCCAGTATTCGATTAGGACGGCCACGAGGAGCCTCCTTAGTCAGAGGCGGCTTTGTCGGCCTCCTTGGTTTTGGCGTTGTCCACCGGAGCGGAGACCGGCGCGGCCTTCTTCGTGAGCTTAGCGCAGTGCCCGTCGGCAATGAGCGCGTTCGCGAAATCCGCGCCGACGTCCTCGCCGACGATGTATTCCTCGTCCGGATAGAAGACGATCCCGTGATCGACGTACATGCCGGAAGGCAGGCTCGCCGATGTCCAAACAATAGTGTCGCCGTCCTTGACGGCAGTGTCTGTTTTCGCCATGATGCTCCTCACGCGGTACGAATGTATTGCCGGTAAACGCAGAACGGGGTGATGGACACCCAGAAGCCGGCGGGGGAATAGATGTACTCGCTCTCGATCGGCTGCGGTTGTCCGACCGGCCCAAAGCCGATGTGGTACCAGTTCGTATCCTGGGTGTATTTCAGGATCGCTTCGAGCGCGGTTCCGGTCAACTGCTCGATCTGCTGCCGTGTCGCCGCGTTCTCGGCTGACGCGGACACAAATATGAGCATCCCCAGAGTGTACGCCTTGATGCTTTTGCCGGTCCCGGGTGGACCGAGAGTTGACCAGCTCTGCTTTTCGTTCGCCACATCGATGCACAGGCACGGGCTCGCGTTCGCCGCTCCTGCTGTTCCCTCCGGCGCCGGCGCCTTCGGGTTGTAGCTCAAGATCGAGTTCGGGAACAGGGGCGTGATCAGCGTATCGGCGGAAAGCAGGCTGATCATCCGAGCTTTGATGTCGGCGGCTGTGATAACGCTCATCGTACGCCCTCGATTACGGCCGCGTAATACTCTTCGAACGTCGCCGTAATCTCAGCCTCGGTCGTCTCGTCAAGGTAGAGGAATGGGCGCGCCGGTTCGTGCACCTGGCGGCCGCGGCTATCCACCCCGTCGAAGCCGAATTGATGCCGCGCCGCATCGACGCGATCCGTCCCCATCACCAGGCCGCCGAAGCGATCAAGGTGGTAAAGGCTATCTTTGACGCCCTCGCGTGTCGCCGTGACAGCGGCCATGAGCGCGCCAGTGTCCGTTAGCGGAGGCGCGCTCCGGTTCCCCCTGCGCCCCTTGCGTGACGTCGGCAGGATGTCGGGCCATTCCCCGCCGTTGGCCGACTTGAACCGTTCGGCGGTCGTATCCGCGATGACCTCGCGTGCGGCAATGAGCGGAGGGATCGGGTCGGCAATAACCTTGGCGATTCGCCCAAGATACGACACCACGGAATCAATACCGTCGATTTCAACGTCGAGGTCAAACATGTTAGTTTTTCGAAAGGACGATGAAGAGGCGCGTGCAAACGTTTTGCATATAGTCAGGATGGAGTGGCCCCTCGATGAGGTATGAGATCGTTTCCCACGTGACGGTCATACCAGGAGCAACGATTTTGCCAGGGAACAATGAGCCAGGTAGTTCTAGTACGATCTGCAACTTTTCCGGCGCGTTGAGATCGTCGATCCGCAAGTATTTGGCTGCACGCCGCTCATCCTTTACTTCGATAGCCTTCACTGCGGAACCATTTGGTAGAACTAAGTCGCTTCCGAAGTTGGTGATTTTATGGGAATATTGAGATTGCAGGGATGCGCCCACTGACATCAGGATATACCCCCCTCAATACGTCAAAACCCTGCGATACCGATTCGCGGTCTGTTGGAATACTTCCGCGAATTGTTGCGCCTCCGGCCCAAGCGTGACGTAGCCACCTTGCGCATAGTTAATATCTTGAATACTAGCTAATCCGTTATTGATATTCGCGGCAAGTTGTGGGCGACACAAATAAAACGCATAACCAACGATCGCGTCGAAAACATCGTCCGGCATTTCGCGGCTGTAGCCCCAATACCCGGTGATGGCGATCGATTTGCGCGGGTTGCCATTGACCCAGGTGATCGCGCACGCCGGGATCTCGATCCATCCCCAGGGCTTGCCCTTCTGGTCGGAGTTGTCCGGCCCCAGGTAATAGTCCTGATTGGCGACCTTCGCGACGCCGGAGATCGTGACCGAAATCGTCGCCGCCGGGTCCGACGCCAGGTCAGCCCCGAGCATCAGGATGCCTTTCGGATGCCGCGGCGGGTCGTAGACGCGTGTGGTCGCCTCCGTGACGACGAATTCGCGGCCGGTCTTGCTTTTGAACTGCTCGTATGCCGCCGATGCCGCGCCGTCCCAGTCGATGCTCGTAAATGGTGCGACATCGAGCGATGGGAAGAGGCCGGTTCCGTCGATCAGTTTTTTAACATCGTCCGCGGAGGGTTGTGAAGTATGTGACATCTTGAGGTTACCTTACGATCGTGCGCGTCGGCGAAATGGAGCGGTAATTGGCGTTGAGCGCACCCACAGTAGGCCCGGCGGCGATGAATGCTTTCGCGTTGTATCCGCTCGACACCGTCGACGTCAGGTTGGTGCCCATCCCGATTGCTGGCGACGTTGCGGCCGGGATGAAGTCGGTGGGTTTCGACGGGTTGACTTCGTTCGCGAGCAGCGGGTCAGCGTTCTTACCATGAACGTCGAACCCGAGGCCCTGCCACTGCGCGAATTGCTGAGCCGCCGTTCCCGTGTTATAGTTGACTGCCGAGCCTGATCGGTTGTCCGTCGCAATCGACGTGTTAGCGCCAACATAAGCGACGTTGTAGTCGATTGTTGGGTTGACGCAGTTGGGCAACGCGTTCATCGACAGTGCGCCAAGCTGGTAAATCGGAGATGATCCAGAGGGCGACGTGCAATAGAACACGTTGTTCTTGACGACTGCGTTCTGCGACGGTTGACCGTTATATTGCGGGGTGTACGGGCTGGTCGCTTCGTAGTCATTATCGAGGGTCACGGCGACTTCCGCCGTGGACGTTTCCACGATCGTGTTGTGGTAAATCTGCACCGACCGCGAGCCCTTGTCGCGTATCGCCTGCTGACTGCCAACGTTGTCCCACACGAGATTATCATAGATCAGGGCCGGATGCGAGTTATTGCTCCCATCGACCAATTTCATGATTAGCGGGATGCCGCCCCCGTAGATCTGGTTGCGGTAGATCTTGCCACCCACGGCGGCACCTATGAAGCAGCAGTGTGGCGCAGCCGAGTTCGTCACCGTGACCTTGTTGTCATGGATTACCGGATCGACGATCTCGTACGCGCCGGTTCGCACCTGGAACCAGGCTTGATTGGTGCCGGCCGACCACGTCACTCCATCCGTTGAGGTCTGCACGGGGGCAGCCGTGCCATTTCCCTCCAGCGTAACGTAATTCGAGGCGTCAGGCGTCCCATTGTACTTGAGGACCATCCAATAGGATGTTGAATAACTCAGGGTATCCCGATTGGGGAACCAGTACTCCACCCATTGCTGCGTGGCCGACTGGTTCGCTCCCAACATCGAGTATTCCGACGTATCCACAAGGGTCCCAGGGACGCCGGCGTTGTCACTGTACAGGTAGCACGTTACGCTGCCTGTCGGCGTCCCCGTCTTTTTCATGACAGGCCGCAGCGAGCACATGATCTGCGAATTTAAAACGACTGTACTCGCATTAAACGTGAACTTCTGGGCGACATAGGTGTGCGCGCTGGTGTCCCCGAGCGGGATCGCGACCGGCGAGCCCGGAAAACCCGTCGTAAATGTGACTGCTGCGTTCGTGCCGTCCGATCCGACCTCGATAGCGTGCCCCGTGAAGTCGGTCGTAATTGTGTTGTTGTATACCTGTGGTGAACCGGCCGCCTGCTGGATATTGATCGGCTCATGCAGCGCCGACGACTGGATGATAGTATTGTCGTGGACTAGTGGAGACGTCACGCCGATCCACTGCTGCGTGAACAGGGTACACGGCGAATTCAGGTAGTTGTACGCGATCTCCGGACTGGAATAGCTGCCATAAAGTGAAATGCATGGGATGCTGCCGGTCTGGTTAGTGAACGTGCAATATTTGACTGACAGTGCATTGCACGAAGCGGCATTTGAGGCGTTGTCCCATATCGGATTGCCCGTCACGCCTGAAAAATCCACATCCTCGATATCGATAGTCGTCGTCGCCGCCGCCGGAAGGCGGAAACCAACTGTGCAGTTGGTCACGGTATTCCTCGTACCGTCCGCAGATGTAGCGGACTGTATGAGTGTGGACGCAGCCGACGACGAGCAGAACTGATTGACACCGTTTGCGGTGCAACCCTTAAATACTACGGTCCCACCCGTGAAGTTATTAAAATAGAGGTTCGTGTTGGATGCGTTGCCATTCGCTAGCAGGTTCGTGCATTTATCCAGCGTGACCGATGTTCCGTTGCCATTCGCACGCCAGCCGGCCAGCGTTGACCCCGACCCCATGCCCTTAATATCGACCCTGGTAAATGTCCCAGTAGCATTCGCCTGGAGTAATGCGCACGACTTCGCCGCCGTGTTTGCGTCAAAAATAAAGTCGGTAAAATTAACGTTGGCAGCATTAATGTTGACGACTCGATTCGTTTCGGTCGCCTGCAGGGTCGCCTTGCCCGAGTTAGTAACGGCCGTCGGGTAAGTCGCGATCGTCACCCCCTTGGTCACGTTGAGGTAGTTCGATCCGCTGGACTCGCTGTACGTCGCGGTATCACAGTAGATCGTATCGCCTGTCGCGCTGACGGTGAGTGCTTTATTGATCGTTGCGTACGGCGTCGCCAATGTTCCGTTGCCGGTGGTGTCGTTGCCTGCCGCCAAAAAACCATTCGACGCGCCACCTGAACCGTTTACGTACCACGTCGTCGCCGCCATCGTAGGAGGGGCAATTACCAGGAGCGCCAGAACTGTAATGAGTATCCGCTTCATGCTCACTCCTAGTAGTAAACGACGTCGATGTTGTGGTCGCTCGCGGTCGCGGCGGTATACGTCGCCTGAGTGGTCGAAATTGCCCAGGTAATGCCGGTCGAGAGATAAACACCGTCGCGAGTAAAGAACGTATCACCGAATGTCTGGATCGCCGGCGCCGTCGCTGATCCGGCAGGAATCGGGAATACGGCCACGGGAGTGCCCGATGTCGAGCCGGTCGAATTATAAATCTGGAGATAACGCACTGCGGTATTGAAGTTCGCAACCGTCACCGCCATAAGCAGTCCGGCCGTAGCCTTCGAATTATGCGTAACCGCCGTGCCGAACGCTGTGTCTAGGGACGGGGTGTACGTCGACGCAATGACGACCTTGTTAATGGTCCCCATCACGTTATTCGTCAGATCCTCGCCGGCGATCGCCGAGGCGAGGTAGACCTTCAGATTACCCTGAGTGTCGGATTGTTGCTGAACATACGCACCGTTCGTCGGAGCGGGCGGAGTCGTGTTATAGATGAGATAAGGCAGCACATAAATATTGCCGCTCGTATCGCCCTTAAGAGCATGGATGAGGTTATCAGTCCCGAGTAAGCCCACGACGGATTGAGCGCGCGCGGGTGCCGAGATAATAAAAAGAGCCAGTATGATTGCAATGATCCGGATATTTCTCATCATGCGCCTCGTAAACTAGTCAGCCCCGCGTTAATCCGCAGGGCTGAATAACAAGCAGGATAGAGGGAAGGGGCTTAATGCGTCACATAGACGACATAGCCGCCAACAACATTGGATGTGCCGGTCACATTGAGACTGACACCGAGTCCTGTGCCTGCCTCGAACATGCCGAACTTCGTAGCCGGAATGAACATGTTGCCGTTGGCAGCCAACGTGATAACACCTGTCAGGTTATTAGGTGTCCCTGCCGTATCGACGAACTGCAGGGTGCCCGCAACCGAATTGGTCAAATACAGCCCCAGGATGCGGACCTTCGATCCGGAAACAGCCGCGACGATTGCGTTGGGAGATCCGGCGGTGGTCGCGATCAAGGGTGCGTACTTGATGGTGGCCGGGCCGCTGTCCTGCCAGATTTGTTCGCCGTTGTCGGCGCCGAACGGATAATTGGTCGTCGGATTGATGGCCTGAGCAGGCTTGAGGACCTGGTCGACCTTCGGGGTGGCGAAGAGCATCTTCGCCGGCGAGATCGCGAGGTTGAAATCAAAGGTGTGCGGAACCGGCAGCACCGGCGCGCTGGGCGCGGCGATCGCCGCCATGCCAAGAGCGCAGATGCTCATGAGTGCCAGGGCGGCAGTAAATCCTCTACGGATCATTTTTGTATTCTCCCGTGGAAAGAGCGTCGAACTAAGGTTTACAGCGTGGTTATGCGGGCTCTACTGCTCCGCGCCGGACGATTCCGTGGCGTCGGCTTCCGACGATGCGGCGCGTCGGCGTCGCGGGGTCGGCGATGATTCACCCTCCGCGCCGGGCGCTTCCGGGGCGTCGGCTTCCCAAACGCCGCCGACATAGATCTTTTCGCCCTTCTGCCATACGCCGTCATTCGAGTGCACGGACCGCATGAGCAGCGCCTCGCCGTCCGGGCCTTCGACGATCATGACGTGGGGCAGCGTGATCTGCACCTTCTGGGCGAAGTCGGCATTGTGCGGGAACTTGTAATCGCGCTCGATCGGGACCTGGATGCGGCCGATCTGTACGCTGTGGACCTCCTTGAGGCCCTTGACGCGCAGTCCCGGCGACCCGTCGCCGGTGAACTCCTTAATGTTCATCCCGCGCTCGGCCTGGGTCAGTCCCTCCGGCCGATGAAACAATCCTGGTACGGTTTGCATAGAAATCTCCAGGGGCGGCAACGGTCACCGCCCCAAACGGTCAATTACGAGGACAAGGTTTAGACGGCCGTCACATTACACCGCGGTCACGCCAGTGCTCTTCGCGAAGTGCTGGGCGGACTTCATGCGGAGCACTTCGAAGACGGAGGCGATGAACGGGTATTCCTGCGGCGAGGTCACCGACGGCGCGATTTCCTGCACGGTGTAGCCCTGGATGTTCTCGTTAGGCGCAAGCTCCGGCAGCGCGACCTGCGGAAGGACCTCGACGTCGGCCGACGGCGTTCCATCCGGCAGACGCTCGGAGCCGTACAGGATGGTTCCGGTCGGCTGGAAGCGCGACGTGTACACCGGGACCATCTCGCCGGTCATTGGGTCGACGTAACCGGTGACCTTGACGCCAAGAACCGTCTCGCCGGTGTTCGAGGCCGCGACGCGGATGATCGAGCCATTGCCCTCGGCGAGGTGCACGAGGGACAGGGCATCGAGCCCGCTCATGATCATGTACTTGCCCTGCGCGCCGCGGTTCCAGAGCCGACGCAGTTGGTTGTCGATGTGCGCGGTGGTCAGCGGGCCGACCGAGGTCTGGACCTGGTCCGCTGGCGTGCCGTTCGCGGTCGACGTGAGCGTGTTCAGGCCCGAGAAACTGAGCGCGTTCGTGCCGTCGCCCCACGGAGCCGCCGAACTCGTCGAATCGCCGTTGAGCAAGGCGTTCTCCTCATTGAGCATGAGGTTGCGAAGCGCGTTCGTCTTTTCGACCGCCAACTGGTTCTGGAAGGTCGCGCCGGCCGCCATCGCGAACGCGGTGACCTGGCCGAATGTGCCGAGGAGCTTGTAGCCGAACGACTGGTTGGCATACGCGCTCGTATGCTCCGCCGGCGCGCCGGTTTCCGCGAAGAACGTGCGCACCAGGCCGGATGACTGGCTGCCGTATTCCGCGGCCGCCTTGACGATCGCGACGCCCGAATTGTGGTTCGAGGCGATCACCAGGCTAATGTGCGTACCGTCGGCGATGGCAGTGATCGCCAGGTATTCCTGGCTCGCGCCAGAGTCGATGTAGACGAAATCGCCGACACTGAAGCCCGCGGACGAGCTAACCGGGATGGACACTGCCGAGCCGGTCGCGGTGGCGCTGCCGGTCGTCGTGGTCGCCGCCGCGTAGCCGCCGCCGAGGCTGATGAGCTGTCGCCACTGCGAGGCGAGGCCCGCACCCGGCCGGCGGGGGAGCATGTTTCGGACCGGGGTCTCGAGCGGGACGAGGATCTTCGCCTCGGCTTCTAGGTTCTCGCGGACCGGGAACGCCGTCATGGAGGTCGTTACGGCCCGATTAAGCTGGGCCATGTTCATGCCAAGCTGGCGAAGGACCTGGCTCACGTCGCCGGTGAACTCACCGCGCTCCAGCTGCATCAGCACTTCGGGAGCCGCTGAGGCAATGTCGACGCCGCGGGTGATGATCGGAATCGACGGTCCCGGCTGATAGGTGGCATACGCGGCCGGCGACAGGAACCCCGCGCGAAGCCCCTTCTCCGGAATGCTGCCTTCCATAAGTACAGTCATGTGTTTTCTCCTGGGGCTGTGCCCCTATGATTGCCCTTGTCGGGCAGGCTCCGGTTGGTCCTTCGCCTAGTTTGCTTGCGAGAGTTGCCCCTTGAGTTGGTTGAGTCGGATGGCCGCTTCGTGGCGCTTACGAGGGTCCGGCTCCTTGGGGGTGTCCGTTTCGATGCGTGTGATCTCGGCCTGTATCTCGGCGCGATTGAGTGCGTGCGGGTCGACGTTCGCCTCGTTCGCGACGAAGTGCCGCTCGGCTGCCGCCTGCGGTGGGAAGCGGATCGGCGCCGTCAAGCTCACGGGTTGCTGTTCGATCTTGTCGACACGCTCGATGAGCCTGGTCATCTGTTCGTTCGCGGTCGTGACGGCTGAGGCGAGCCCTTCGACCCGGGTCAGGATGCCGGGGAGCTCGTCCAGCCGCGCGATCTTCGTGTTGATGTCGGTCAGGGTGCTTTCGAGCCGGTTGATGACGTCGACGGGCGGCTGCGCGGCTGCGGGAGCGGCCGGCGCTACGGGAGTTTCGGGAGTCGACGGCGTTGCAGGAGTTGCTGCGGGAGTTTCGGCCCGCTCGATCCCGGCGAGAGTGAACGGCCGTCCGCCGCCGGCCTCGACTGCCTGGGCCAGCGACGCGCGGAAGAGCTTCACCGCGTCGGCATTCCAAGTCTTCGGGAGAAGGACGCGCTCGGCCTTGGCCGGCATCGTGTTCCCGGCGACCATCGGTGCGATGTAGTCGGCGAATTGCTGGATCGACTTCCGGGCAAGCTCCTCAGCGTTCGAAACGCCGGACGCGGCGATGTCGTAGAGGACCTCCCAGAGCGTGTATGAGGCGTCCCAGCCCTCGTCGTACACTGCTTCGGTGGCGTTGTCGATGCCGATAGCCGTAGCGAAGTCCTGCGGGGCAGCATCGGTCAGGCTGATACTGACGGTCGTCGAGGTGTCGTCATCCTCATCGTCGACTTCGATCTCAATCGACGTGGACGATACGCCGTCGGCGCGAACTACCGTGCAGACTGAATCGGGGTCTTTGGGCCGGTCGACAAGGCTGGTTTCCGCCCAGCAGCACTTTTCAACGTCGAGCCCGCGCATCACCATTGGCGCGACGCCTACACTGAAGCCCTTGTAGACGCCGGCGAGCGTCTTTTGCTTCTCGTTCTCATCAACGACCTCGGCGCGAATGAACGCGCCCTTGTCGTCCCATCGAACAACTGGCACAAGCCCAGCAGCGATTGGCTGATGCATGGCGCGAAGCGCACCGGTGCCGTACTTGAGGAAATCGTCCGTCGCCGCGACCATGGCCGATCGCTTGAGCCGAATACCGCCCTCGCCGGGGACGATTTCGTTGACGAACGCATAGCCCTCGACTATGACGTTGCCGTTCTCTTCGTAGACGCGCGAGATAGGCGCGAATACGTCGAGTCGATTAACGAGCTTCTTTTTCATGGATGGTCCTTTCGCACCTGACCGCGCCGCAAGGGGCGGATACCGCCGGCGCGGGCGGGCGTGAAAAAAGCCGCCCACATGTGGGCGGCCTTGGTTTGCGTATACAGTTGGCGGGTTAGCGTGGTAGGCTTAGCAGAACCGGAATACCGTCGCAGCCGCCATTGCGCCGGACGCCTTCGCGTAAAGCGTCGCGCCAGCCGCGAGGGGGATCTTCGACCAACCGGACGCGCCGATTCCGATGCCGGTGTCCGTGTTCGTGCCGGCCAGCGTGACGTTGAATGTGTTGTTGGCCGGAAGATAGACCATGACATGTGTCGCGCCGGCCGGCACGGTGATCTGCGTGAACGACGTTCCGAGCATCACCGGCTGCACATAGTCGAGCGCCGCGTTTGCCGTGTCCGTCGTCGGGCCGAGCGTGACCGATCCATCTGGCTCGCCGGTAATTGTGCCGGAAAGTGTCAGGGTTGCGATTGGCATGGTTACGCGGCCTCCTTAATTACCGATGAGGGACAGGGATAGCGTGGTCGAGGGCGTGCCTCCCGTCACGGCCCAGCGAAGCTGAACCTGGTTGCCGATCTCGGCCGCCGACTGAGCCGCCGGGCCGATGCTGATCTCGTTCAGGCCGGTGGTCGATATGACTGGGCCAGTATAGATTGGATAGTAAACGCCATCCGTGCCCAGGCTGTCGACGAAGAACTGAATCGTTCCGCTGATCGCGGTGATGTCGTATTCGAGGATCAGGCTTTCGTTCGCACCGACCGGGATCGGTCCGGGAATCGGATACTCCTCGTCGACCGTCATCGTCACCGGCGGGGTAACGTTGCAGTTCGATCCGGTATTGCCGCCCGCCGTGATCGTCGAGTTGGCCGGGAACTTGAGTAGGTTTGTTCGTGTGCTCATTGCGGTTACCCTTCTTCGCCGGCATCTGGCTCATCGTCGCCTTCAGCGCTTCCCGTGCCAGCGACATCCTCGACCGATTCCGCGCTTTCCGGCACAACTGCCGGCTCCTCCGTGACCGCGACCAGTTTCGACAACGGCATGAGCGTGTTCGATATCAACAGTACGTCGCCGTCGGGATCGGGATCGAGCCCCTCTTCCAGCCGCGCTTCGTTCGGGCGCTTAACGCCGGCCTGAATGAGGATCTGGTTGCGAGTAGCGCGGTCCGTCGCCTTCTCCTCGCGTGCGTTAACGTCGACGACTTCGAGGTCACCGTGCCCCAGCCGCTCCAGGATGTCGTCGTAACACTCCTTGCGCCATCCGAGCAGGACGCCGGCGCCGAATGCGCTGGTCGACTGCATGCTATCGGTCTGGCTGACCTTGTACTGCTCGCCGGAATAGCCAATCGACGCCGGCTGCACGCCCATAATGCTGCAAGTCCTTCTCAGGAGCCACAGTGAATAGGCGTCGAAGTCGTAATCCTTACGAGACGCGGCCGAGACTTTCTGCGTGCCACCGGGAACGAACTTTGTCGCCTGACGGTCGCCCGTGTTGCCCTTCAGTAGCGCGTTCCAGTGCTGCTGCCAGACCATGATCTGGTCAGGCGTCCATTCCTCCGGGAGTGCATAGGCATCGTTGGCGGTCGTGCCGTCGGTCAGGAACGCCAAATTCCACTGATCGACATTCAGCGCGGCATTGATCGAAGTCACGAGCCACTCGACGGGCGAGGCCGGATATGGGCTGTAGCTCCGCATGTTCTCGGCGAGCCCGAGATAATCCATCTGATCGGCTGTGTACCCGCCGATCAGCACGCCCCATATCCACTGCTCGTACAGAACATCGCCCGGACCCGGCCAGCCGTAAGCGTCGGTTCGAGGCCGGATCGTCGACGCGTCAACATCAACAACCTGGAACGGCAGTCCGTTGCGCTTCGGGTGGTAGAACAGAGCGGACGCGCCGACAACGAGCAGGTCCTCAAGGATCGCACCCTCGAAATGCGACCTTTTGCGTCCAAACCCGCCCAGTCCGCCGCCGCGGCTGAAAAACTGCTCGGCGTCGGCGATCGCCGATTGCAGGGACGCGGTCTGCTTCTTGTCGCGCGGAACGATCTGGATCGGCACCGAACGCACCTCTCGCTTGAGGTGCTGGATACAGGCGCGAAGCACGTCGTAGTTGTCCGCGAGCCGGCGAAGGGTTTCGACCGTGACGTACGATCCAGGCCGACGATCCGGTGGCTGGGGTGTCGAAAAGATGATGGGTCTATCGAACGCGTAGACGCCGTACGGGCTCTTGGACAACGACGCCTGCGGCGCCATGAGCGGCGACAGTGCCGTCGTGACTGCGCGGTTCACCTCCGTTGGCACCGCCGATGCCGCGGATTCCGCTGCCGTAGCCGCCCGTTCGATTCGCGCTTCGAACTGGGCCGCGACCTCCTGAGCCGCGCTCGATGCTGCTTCTCTGGCTATCGCCGCGACGTCGACCGGTTCAGACTTTTTCCAGGGAAATCTCATTTGGGTTTGATACCGGCGGCGGCGCGAAGGGCAGAAAGGGCGCTTGTATCTGTCGCCCAGCTTTTCGGCCCGATAAGATCTATTTGCGCGACCATGTAACGGGCCGCATCCATACCGTGGTCGTTTTCCTTGACTGGGACGCTGTCCTTGACGCCGTCTTTCCAGACGTAGGACTCGATCTCTTGCTCGGTACAGGTAGGCTTCTTAGCATCAACGAGCGCCTCATCAACGGACACCAACGCGTCGCTGACGAAGTAGATCCGCGGTCGCCCATCGTCCGCGACCTTCAGCCGGCTGGCCAGCGCCTGGATGCCGTCGCTCACCGATTTATGCGCGGCCTTGGTGCGGATGCCGAGGTGCCGTTCGAGTGTCGCCCTGTCCTCGGCATCGTGGTCGCAGATTATTTCGCGTGGGGACGGCTCGCCTTCCGTCGCGGCCTTGATGTCTTTGCAGTGATCCTCGACGAGCCGCTTCGTACGATAGATCTCCCGATACCGGATGAGGCGGCCATCCGGATCTACCGCCCAATTCTGAAATACGAAGGGATTCGTATAACCGAAGTCCACGACCCAGTAGCGAGGCCAGTCCGGCGGGATGTATGGCCGGCCGTTTTCGTCCTTCGGTATACTCGGGATCTCAGCCAGTGTCTTGAGATGGACGCGCCGGTCGTACAGTTCGTAGATGACGCCCTCGGCGGCCACCCACATACCAAAACGCAGTCGGAGCTTGCGAACACCCGTCAGGTTTTCGAGGATGGCAAGAGTGCGCTGACCCTGAGCGGTAATTCGGCCTGTGGCATCAAACAGCGAGGGATTGTCCTCGTGTCGGCTCTCGAAAACCCGTAGTGAAGCGCGGTTCTTTATCCAGTGGGTTGGAGGACCGGGGTTGCAATCTCCGAAGACCTGAGTATATGGCGCTGTGGCGCCGCGACCCGTTGCGCGCGTCGTCAAGTACTCCCAGTCAGCAGCGTCGATTTCCTCCGCTTGGTTAACGTAGATAAAGTCCCTCTCTGAGCTGAGGATCTTGTCGCGGTTGTCGAGGCCGCCGACAAAGATGCGACTGCCGTTTGGATAATCGAACCACTCCGGTTTTTCGCCGCCATACGACTTAATTGCCGAGCCATTGATGATCCGCTTGAATGTGACGAGGACTGAACCTGGGATCGAAGCGCCGACCTTGCGTATCATAGCCGCTTGAGCGCCCGGGTACTTCCACATCAGGGAGTTAAGCTTGTGGAGGCTCGACACAGTCTTGCCCGTTTCGGAAGGGCCACTCAGCATTACTTCGGGGCCTTCGTACTTCCAAAGTTGCAGGCCGCCGCCTCTCAGGTATTTCTCGGCCCACTCATCGGTGTACTCCCAGCCCGATAGTTCAGCTACCGTCGGCTCCGGTGCCGGCTCCGACTCCATTTCCATCGGCCGGCCCGGGAGCCTCAGGTTCCTCTTGAACGCCTCGCGTTCGAGTCGATTCCGCAAGGAGTTTGATAAGGAGGTCATCGGGTAGGTCTGCCGGATCGATCTTGACGTTGGCGCCCCAACGCTCGCGGAATCGCCGGGCGAGGACCTCGAGCGCCGGTCGCCAGTCGAACTTATTGGTCTTGATCGTGTCGAGCAGAACGACCGTGACCGGCTCCCGTATGCGCCGAACGACGCGGCCACGCTCGTCGAGCTCCTCGATCACCCGCATCACGACCTTGCTCGTCGACTTCGTCGTGACCTCTTCCCAGCCGGCGGCGGCTTTGGCCAGCACGGTCGTGTAGCCCGATTCGCATTCCGCGAGCGCTTGGGTCACCGCTACATAGTAATCGCGGTAGATGGAGGCAACATCGGCTTTCTCGTCCTTTTTGCCGAGCCCTACCCAATACCAATGCGTCGAGTACTTGACCCCGGAGGCCTCGGCGGCGACCTTGATATCGTCGCCCTTACGCAAACGGGTGCAGATCGCAGTCTGCCGATCAGGCGTCAGCTTGGAATTACGACCCGCCATAAAATCGGCCTTTCACAGGCCGCGAAGCCCTGGACATTGGCCGCAAGCTCCACGTATACTGCCAGCATGAAGACCGTTGAGGAACTTACCGCCGAACTGCAAGCCGCGAAGCGCGACATGGAGAAGAAGAAGTATCTCTATTACCATGGCAGCCAGGCGACTTACGACGAAATGGCCGCGGCCGCGAAGAAGGTCGCGAACCTGACCTACGAATGGCAGAAGGCCAAGTATCCTACTCGGCGCCCGGTGCGCCCTCCGTACCAGGCACTTCTTCGGTAAACTCCACTTCCCCCAATTCGCTCAATATGGCCCGCGGATCGCCCTTGTAGAACACGAGGACGTTTTGATGGGCCTTCCCGAGCTTTCGGAACTTCCCGAATTGCGACCCGACGCGGATGGGCAACGAGCCGAACTGCGTGATCAGGATCGCCTCGTTGTACAGGCTCATGCCGGCGTCTACAAAAGCGGCGATCGTGTCGGAGACGAAGTTGCGATAGAACCCGTGCCGGTCGCGGACGTCGCCCACAACGAAGCACGCGAATCGATTGTCTCGAAGGTGCGCGACGCTGCGGGCGATGATGTGTCGGTAGGCGTCGACGAACTCGGCATAATCGAGTGTCGAGAGGTCGCGCTCGTCATCGCTATAGACTTCGAGGTCGGCGTATGGCGGGCAGGAAAACACCAGGTCGTACTGCTCGGTGCCTACGATATCATCAATGTTCCGGCTATCGCCGCAATACCAGCGCGGCATCACCGCGCCTTCCGGCATGATCGACGGCTGACAGATCGCCTCCGCCTGGGCCCGGTTCGCATTGACCTGTTCCTCGCGCAATTCGATGCCCTGGTAGTCGAGCCCGAGCATCGCGGCTACGACGCCGCGAACGGAGCCGCCCGCGAACGGATCGAGCACGCGGCCGCCACGAGGAGCGAACCAGCGATAGGCAAGCTCGCAAAGGACCGGGTCAAAGATGCTGGTGCCCGACAGCGCGTTCGCCTCCGGATGGAGCGCGACGAACTCTTCCCAGGAGAGCTTCCGGCCCAGGTCGCGCTCGACGGAATTCTTCAGCTCGTACATTGCCGGCGATTGCGCCGAGTTCGAAAACAGAAGGCCTTTGTTCTTCGACTTCGACTCCCGGCCGAGTTCGCTTTCAATGCCCAGATTCAGCCAGGAGCGCTTCCGCTCTACCCAGTACCCTTGACGAGCGTCGAGAATGGAAAACGGCGGCACACCGAACCGCTCAGCGAGCGATGCAGTAAGGGGCGAGCCCGTCGGCGGTGCCGTGGCCGCAGCGCTCGTCAGGAGATTCGAGATTTCGTTCTGATCCCAAAGCGGCGAAAGGTCGACGTCCGCGCCGAGGCGCGCGATCACGTCAGTGTCCCATGCCAGGCCGACTTCGCTCGTGCGGTTATCGGCCAAGGCGAGGGCGCGGCCCTCCGGAGTGTCGAGATCAACGTCCGTGCGGCGGACTGCAATGAGCTTCGTGCCATCGCTGTCAACGACAACGACGTCGCTCAGTCCAACCTGCGCCGCCTGTTCGGCCGTCTTGTTGCCGGCGATGATCCGGTTGTTCCTGTCGAGCACAATCGAGCGCGCGGCGCCATGCCGCTCAAGCGCGCCGCGGAGCATTTCGCGCCCGCGATCGGTACCGGCGTTCGCGTTGAGGTCGTCCGGGACGAGGTCGCCCAGTTGCAGGGTTTGAGATTCCATGATCAATGACCGTGGACGATCGCCGGATAGGCGAGCACGCATAAAAACGTAAACAAGGCAATAACGAGGAGTATCTCGATCAAGCTCGCTCCACGTCGGGTACGCATTGTCACACTCCGAAGATCTGATCGAGGATGGAGCCCGGCTTCCCGCGCTCGATAGGCACCAACTCCGATAGGTCCAGCAGTCGCGCTCGGATCTCGTTCGGGACTACCTCGCCCTCGACGATACGGTAATGGCAACGGGCGCACCGGACGCACCTGCGATTCGAGATGATATCCTCGTAGGTGGGGCGGTCGAGATTGCAGGAGCGGCAGAACATTACGCACCACCACGGCGGCACGGCTGATACGCTGTACAAACAGCCGGGACGATGATGGCGTTGAAATATGCGCACCATCCGAAGATCACGACGCAGCGCCACATGGTTACTTTGATCCGTCCAGAAACGACCTGTGGACCGCTTTCATGGCGCGCCAGGCTGTTCCCGTTCCAACACTTGCGCCATATACGATCGCCTTAATCGACGGCCATTCGCCGTGAGATCTCAAATAGTCCCGAACAAAACTGGCGGCCTTCTCATGCTGAGAAATCGGTCGTGGTTCGATCGACGTTTTCTTCATTGCTTAATTAACCGGTATGCTTCCGTTACAGGTTCGGATTGGGTCACACGCGAGCGCAAAAAGTCTCCAACGATGTCCTCAACACTGGCTGATTTCTCTGGATTTATCCGCTCCATATACTGCCTGATGAGGCCGACGGGGACACGCGTTCCAGTTGCCCAAAATATCCGATCCGCAACCTCTTCGGGCTTAAGTGTTGCGGTCTTCATAAAACCTCCCCTACCCTTCGGACGCGAACTGTGGCCGACGACTTTCGCCATGGCGGTTAGTCAGCTCTGCCGGCGGCATGCCTTTTGCGAGCATGCGTCTGCCTCGCTCACAGTCAGAACAGCGACACGCCCGGCTCGGGCTATGTCGCTGTATCTGATCGGCAAGCGATTGCACATCGTTGGGGACACAACGAGATGGGCCTATAGCGGGGAACTGCATGCGCGATTCCCGCGCGGCCTGACGCGAAATAATAGCCGCATCCATAAGGGCGCGGCGGTTCTGTCGAAATGATGGCATTGTGGTTGAGGCGTAAGTCGGGTTCGTCGCCCAGCCTGATAGGGCAGTACTCATGGAGGGTTGAAGCCGGTTACACTCTCCGGTTCGGCATCCTGGTGTGCCGATGCTGCTTTGCGAGGTATTGAGTGCGCGGGCCAGACTCGAACTGGCGACCTCGTGGTTATGAGCCATGCGAGCTACCAACTGCTCCACCGCGCGTCAAGCTCCGTACTCTCCGGAGTGTCAAGCCTTGTTCCAGCGGCTTTCCTGCTGCTACCTGGTATCACTCGGATCGGTCTGCTGTGTTTATGGTACACAACCATAAAGTAAATGTCAAGTGGTACATAAAATAATCACCGCTTGGCACGTTTAAGAGGCTTTTTTAGCGGGTAATTCTTCCGATTCGGCTGTTTCGAGTGCGATCTCTTGAGACATAATTTAGGGAGCAGAAGACTTTTTCAGTGACGAAACAGTGGTGATGGCGGCTTCTGGTGTCGAATAGGCCCCGCTCTTGATACGAAATGCCAAGGCTTTTCGCGATACACGGCATCTAGGATCGGCTGCCCATTCGGACAGGTTTTTCGTCTCACCAAAGGCCGTCACCCGAATAACACGCGATGTGTTCTTCAGGTTCACAGCCTTCGAGACCCAACGACAATTCGACGGCTCATAGTTGCCATCGTTATTGATGCGATCGATCTCCTTGTTATCAGCGTAGCCGGTAGCCTTCGCCCACTTATTAAAGTCGTCGAAGCTCGAAAGCCACTGAACGCAGACTGTTATTCCTCGGCCGCCATAATCGTGAAAGCCCAGATTCTTGGGATTTCCGCAACGATTACGCATATTGTTCCACACGCGATACAAGCGCGTTTTAGACAGGCCATGCGTAGTTTGGGCTTGCGACGTCCGTTCCTTCTGCCAGCAACCGCACGATGTCGTTTTTTTCGATGCGACGACATCACCCTTACGAGCGATAACTTCGTTCCCGCATGAACACTGAAAGAGATATCGGACATTCCCATTAACATCGTTCTCTACACGCCTGACAGCGGTAAGCCGACCAAATGTCTGGCCGGTGATGTCAATAAACTTTGGCATGTTAAAGGCACCTTTCAAAATATCGATGGCCGCCACGGCATACACCGCAGCGGCCTCCTTGGCGGGACTGCCTGCCGTCACGCAGGACATCGGGCGGCCGCGATCAGCGCGGCCGTTATCGTTTCGAGTTGCCGGGCGATGCGGCTCTTCTCGCTGGTCGTAAGCTCGACGCCGACCTTGGCCTCGGCCTCGTCGATATGGACGTAGAGCGGCTTGCGCTCGACGCGGTAGGTGCGGTTCCCGATCGTGAAGACCTCGCCGGGCTGGAGTGCCTGGGGGGCCGCTGACCGGCTGAGTCGGCGGGAAGGCTTGCGGTGGAAGGAAGCACGGTAGTCCATTAGGCAGCCTCCCTCATCTGGTACTCGTGAACGTTTGCCAGCGTGGCGCGCGTCGCCTCCGTCTCGGCGTCGATCTCCGACTGATGAAACATGACCCCGGCCAGGTGCTTGCAAGGCATGCCGTTTTTCTTGAAGTCCGGGCAGTTGCACCGGGCGACGGTAGCGGAAAGTTCGACCATGTAGAAGTTGCCTTGCGGCGAGGTGACGAAGTATGTTCCCGGCGTGGCTACCGCGCCGACGATCTTATAGCCGAGGGAAAGAAGGTTCCGTCCGCGCTGGGCGCGCACCGCAAGATGCCGACCGACACCGGCTGCAAGCGCAACTTTTCCGCGCTCAGTGAGTCCTACAGCATAGGACCGGGTAGAATCCGTAATCATCGCGAGCCTCCCAATTAGGTTCGTGGTGTAGACCCCGAACAGAGCTGCGAACTCTGTTCGGGGTCGTTTATTTAGAATACTGTCTAAGTATACACCATATTTAGAATTGTGTCAAGTTATGTTTGACAACATTCTAATTATCGTGCATAATATAGACATGGGACTAATTACTGTTCAAGAGGCTGCGGTTCGGCTAAAGGTGACCGTGAAGGCCCTGTATTATCTGCTTTCCGAAGGCAAGCTCACACGCCACGAGCAATTTGGTCGCACGCTCGTCGACGAAGACGAGGTTACTGCCTATAAACCGCGCGGCGGCGGTGAGCGGCCTACGCGTGCGGCAAAGAAGGCTGAATCGTTCACTGATCCAAATAAGCCTACCAATCCCAACAACGACGTAGATTCGGGGTAGGCGCAAGGATGAGCCAAGAGAGCGATTAAAACTCTTGGCTGCCCACCTCCATCTTGCGCCACCATTCCTTGCGCGTGTCCGTACCTCGCCGGATATCGCTCGCGCAAGCTACACAAACCACAGTGCCGAATCTCTCAAAGCCGATCGTCCCGACGTCAGTCTTGCAACGAGCACACTCGCCCCATCCGTCGGGATTCACCTTGTAGGGTAAGTCAGCCTTCATCGGACTCTCGGATCATCATCATCACTCAAATCATCGCTGCCGTTATATGCACGATTCGCCGATTGTCGTTCGAGCACACTAAAGAAGTCCGCAAGGATCGTCGTCTGCTTGAACGTTACGCCGTCTTTCTGAATATCTCTCGTGCCCAGATGGTATGACACCGCCACCATCTTGCCTTTACCACCGTATTTCACTACGGCCTCGGCTGTCTCACGCCATGCAGTTATATCGAAGAAGTCGGCCTTTTGCTCTTGGCCGCTTTCTCTTGCCTCCTTCGACTGATATTTATTGATAGCTATGGAAAAAAAACAGTACGCAATGCCGCTTGAGGTATATTTTAATTCGGCGTCCTTGGTCATGCGACCAAGTAATATCCCATTGTTATCAACCACGGTCGGCTCCTTTCAGGATCGCAATAGCGCAATCGGCATCGGCAGCCGTCAGGCCTACGAGGCCGTCGGTTTGAACGAAGTGGGGAACATCGAGCGCCAGGTCGTCGAGGACCACGTAGCCGCCCATCTCCTCCCGTGGCACAGTGTCGAGAAAACGCGCTATCTGGCGCTCTCGGGTCATAATGCCGTGCTCTTTGATCCAAGCAAACCACTCTTCTGCCGAGATCGCCGGTTGCACAGGGCGACCGAGTACTCGCGCCATATGCTCGTCGGTATAGGTGATCGCGAGTACTCTTCGGTAGCAGTCGACGCCATGGCTCAGCAACAAGGCTTCGAGACCGGCAAGCGTCATGGAACCGTTGGTGACCAGATACCGCCATGCCGATGTCAGTACAATTCGGGCGTCCGGGATCTCGGCAAGAATCCGGTTCAGCTCGCGCACGGGCTGCCCCTGGATGCCGCAGTATCCATTCGAGAACTTGCTATGGTCGTTGAGGACGCCGTCGACGTCCAGAAAGATGAGTTTCACGTTACTTTATCCTCTCGTCCGCAACCTGCGGCCCGTGTTCGATCGTCCCGACCAGCCGTTCGGCACTTCGACCTCGATCGTCGGAACATAGATCTGCAAGGCTCGCTGAACCTGCCATGCGGTGGCAAGTTCGGTAATCGTCGGAAGCTGCCCGGCGGAGCACTTAACGTGCTTCCACCAGGCCGCGCGGAGCGTCGTGCAGCCCAAGCAGATCGGCTCGCAGCCGGCGGCCGCCCACATGCCGGCGGAGTCGGTGAAAAGCAAAACTGAGCTGCATCCACAGCCACACTTGCCGATTCCAGCCACATTCCATGTAGTCACGGCTTCCTCCCTGATATGGCCTCTTCAGGGCTCATCCCGGCACGGCGACAACGACGCCGAAGGGTGTCGTATAAGAACGCGCAGCGAGTATCTCTCGCCCATTCTGCCGTAGACTTCGTTTCGCCCCAAGCTGAAACGAGGTTAGAACTCCGTCGATTATTCGAGTTGCACGTCCTTGAAACCCAACGGCAATTTGAGGGGCCGTAGTTGCCGTCGTTATCGATGCGATCGATCTCTAAATCATCCGAATAACCATTATTGACCGCCCATAATTGGAAGGTGGAGAAGTCATTCCACTGAGGATCGATTGCAATTCCGCGACCACCATAATCTGCGTATCTAGCACAGCGAACATTGGTACAGCGTGCCTTCATTGAAATCCAGATCGTGTAAAGGCGAGACCGGCTGTGTTTACGAGCTCTGCCGTGACGCAAGTTGTTCCCTTCTGCCTTTAAGCATCCACACGACTTGGTATGGCCGCGAACTACGTTAGAGGCGGATAAAACGGGTTCGTTCCCGCAGTCGCAACGAAACAGAAATCGTGTTTGCCCTGATCGTGAAATCCTCCGAAGAGCAATTAATCGGTTGAACTTCTGCCCTACGATATCGTCAAACGGTATATTTTTCATCGGCACGCCTCACGCACTCGGTCAATCCGATCAAGTGCCCACGGGATATCGTCAACATAGTGGAATCGCAGTACTGACGGGTGGTGGTAGAACGCGCATGTTTCCGGCGATGCCTGATGATGGCCCTCGACGTCGCTGACAAAAACGACCGGTTTGCCGGCGCCAATGGCGATGCCAAGTTCTGCATGCGTGCCTCGTCCGCCCGGCCAGAGCACAATCACGACGTCCGCGTCCAGAACGCCCTTTGTTTCGAGTAGCGCGACCGCGCGGCATCTGTCGATTCCATCGCGCCAAACCGGGCCGTGGGTCGTCCAATCGTACGTGATTTGATGCCCGAAGGCGGCAAGGGTGTCGCGGAGAGTATTATGTTGCGCATGGTTTTCAAGTTTGGTTGCGATGTAGTATTTCAAATCGAATCTCCTCACCGGACAACGCCGGTTGAATTGTTGAAAAATTAAGTCCTGTTGAAAATCTCCGCGCATGCGCGTAAGGTAATCGAAAAACCTGAGTAAAGAACGGACCTACCCACTGTCTCTCCTCAACGGATAAGGATTGCCGGGCCTCGTAAGCTCAATAAAGGCGGCTTCCAAAGTCTCAAGCGCAGTGGCTGCGAACGGGTCGTATGGGTCCGTGTAGCCCTTCTCGAGATCGCACGACGAGCCAAACCGCACAATTTGCTTGGCGAGGTAATCGATGAGATCCTGGCGCGGTTTATTGCCCTTTGTCTCGTAGTGCTTGAGGAATTCGATGCGCTCGAAGAGGGAGGCCGCGGCTTGGCGCTTGGTGAAGTACGGCAGCATGTCCGACGCGTGCTCTGTCAGCCCGTCGACGAGCCAATGAGGGGCAGTATTTACGAGCCGCCGAGGTTTAATTTCGCCATTTTCGACGATTAATTCCGCCCCGAGACAAAAGAAATAGCCCTCGATGTGATTGGCCGTTAGATGGGAAGGCCTCGTTTTTGGCACAAATTGAGCCCAATTAAATCCCGAGGTTTCCGGGGTTTCCGGGGTTTCCGGGGTAGATTCGCCAGAGTTAGGGTTTATCGATTCATATACAGAAACGTACATCGAATAATAATCGCGGCCAGTATTGATTTCCATGGACTCATGTTCCTTTAGTATATAAATATAAATATGGAGTCTAAAATTTGCTTAACGCGCGAGTCAGATGGGTTAGCCCGAAAAATACCCCGGAAACCCCGGAAACCCCCGATTTCCATCTGAGAGGTTTCCGGGGTGCCACCCCCGGAAACCCCCGGAAACCTCGATTTAATTCGACAATTTTGACGGTGTTTTTTCTGTTTTCCATCTGACTACCCTCCCGAAATGAGGCTCTGAGGCATTCCCCGGAAACCTCTTGTAAATAGGCCATACTGTCATTTTTTTGCACCAAGGACCTTTGGATTGACGTGGTAAGGAAGCCTGCCAGGGCGGCCGCCTTTCGACCGATCGGGAATTATCTGGCGTATTCGGTTGTATTTGCAAAGCAATTCGAGTGCGAGGTCGATTTCGTCGTCGGACCGGTCATTGTGGCTGTCTCGGACCTGCTGGAACTTGAACTCGGTGATACCTCTCTTGAGTATCCACGAATCGATTCTCATGGCGAGTTTGTTGCTGCCTCCATGGACGATTTCACCAAAGGTGCGCAGCGCGTGCGGGATGAGATATTGCGCGATCGCCAGTGCCCGGCACATGTTGTCGTCCGAGATCGGGACCGCCATAGCGGAGGCGATGTTTTGATGCTGGAGCACGTGGAACAGGCCGGCGAGCCGCGCCGCCTGGCCGGATAGCTTGCCGCCCCAGTCATCGTAGGCAAAGAGATCGCCCTCCTCGCCGATCCGAGTCTCGAGATTGGCGTTGAACTCGGCCCAGAGCGACATTGCCGCGGTTTGGCGTGCGATGCGGATAACGTGGTGGGCGCCAGGATCCTCGGCCGTGACCGGGTTGGGAATTGCGAACAGCGATCGTACCGCCTGGTAGTACTCTTCCCGTACATCGTTCGGGATCGAAGACTGCGAGAACGTCCGCGATCCGACGATCGATTTCGGATACACGTACATGAAGCGTGAAAGAAGCCCCTTGCCGCGGAACTGTTTTTGCTCGGAGAACGCCTCGATGACGCTGGGCTGTACCATCAGGCAAATGGTTAGTGCCGGCTTCGGGATGTAGAGATAGGCGCGCGATGTTCGGTTCACTCGCGTCGGCTCCTGATTGAAGCCTTTGAGCACGAGGTCGAGGCTGGCGTGGCCGCCGGTTTTGCTGTTGCCGGAATTCGCGAGGGTGTCAAAAAAGCCGCCCTCGTCGCTAATCAGCGCGGCCGAATTGTCTGGCTGGTCGGCCATGACCTGTCCGAGAGCCGATGTCGTCGAGTCGTCGACGAGGATCTGCGGGAGGTTGGGTATTTCGGCCATCTGCAAAACAAGTTGGTCGATCTCATCCTCCTTCGCCTGGCGCTCAACGCGGTCGAGCTTCGGATTCATGAGCTGCTTGCGGAGCTTTCCAATTTCCGCCTCGAGGTTTTCCGCCTTCGCTTTGGCGAGCCTGACTTTCGGCTTTGCCTCCGTAATCAATTCGTGTTCGGCCTGATAGAGTGGGGCGGCGAGCAACTTCAGAACACTCGATTTATGCTCCGACGGCTTGGCGACGACGACGGTGTACGTGTTGGTATGGACCGGGAACGTTCCGCCGACGTCGATGCGGACGCGTCCGCGTGTCGCCGCGGCACAGACGCCTAGGGCCACACTTGCGGCCATGTCGATCGGGACCTGCGTGAGCTCGGCCACGGCGGCCGCCATGGACCGCAGCGGGTCCGGCAGCGCGCGGATCGGAAACGCCGGCAGATCGAACGAGGCGAGCGGGATCGGGTCCTCCCATGGCGCGTCGGCGACGGCTGGGCCCGACGGCGCCGGCGTCAACGGGTGGGGCGCGTCATCGTCGCCGTATGCATCGTCAGCCGCCTGTGCGGGCCGCGTGGGCGGCTCGGCGGGCGAACCGTAGCCTTGGGCGGCGAGGGCCTTAGCGGCGGCCGCAAAATCGCCGGAGTGCTCCAGGAGAGCGTAAATCTGAAACGGATTGTAATTCTTGTCGAATTGGAACGGCGCGGCGCTCGAGCTAAAGACGTGCAGCCATGTGCCCCCGGATGGCCGGGTCCCGAAGGTCGCGCTCTGGCCCTTCGATTTGCCGGGACGGCGGTACAGGTTAACGCCGCTGCGGTTCGTGATTCGGGTCCAGCCGTGCCGTTGCAGGATAGCTTCGGCGTCGCCGCGCTCATTGTAGTCGTCGCCTGGTCGCAGTCCCGACGGCTGTCGCCCACGTGGGTTTGGCGTCTTGACCTGATCAGAGGGGGCGACGTATTCGTTAAAGAGCCGCGCCATCGCGCGGAGCCCGGCGCGCTCGTAAGCACTAAGGACCGGTGCCTCGATCGGCTTGCCGCAAAGCATCCGATACGGTTTGTTCAGCCGATGGCAAGCCGCCGGCGTGGGAGGGACGACGGTATAGTTTCCCTCGGACCTTGTTTCAATGCGGATCTTGGGCTTCGAGGGATTGTCGGGATTATGCTTCTGGGCGAGGATGACCCTGGGCCCGACCTCATCTTCGCATCGATAGTAGAGATGGCGGCCGCCGCTGGGCGTTTCGTCGAGCGGGCACTTGTCGACGACGTCCCCGAGATCGTTGTCCCGGCAGGCCTCGACGAACTGCTCGAAGAGCCCAGGCTCGTCGAAATCGAGGAGCTCGAGCCGTCCGGATACCTCGCCGGAGATGACGGCGATACCGCGGCCAGACACGGTGAACCACGCCTCAAGCTCTTTCTGATTCGGCAGGCGTTTCTGATACCGTTGCCAGGACAGACGCTGCGGCGATCCGTCGGCCGATTGCCCGACGATGATCGGCTGCTTACCGTCGTTGGCATTGCCGTCCGGTTCGATCGGTATGACGGATATCCCGGCCTGCACGAGCGCCGTCGCCGCTTTGAGGAGGTTGTCCTTCGGTTGAACCATAAAGTTACAAATCTAGGCTGATTGATTTTATGTATATCGAGCCATAAACTGAGGGCAAAAAAAACTCCCCTTTTACCCCAATCGACGATCGCGACAAACCGGTCTGGCTTTCAGCTTACCCGACGGTGAGCTAACGTGCCAGTGCTACCACTTCAGGATCTCGACGTACTCTTGCAGCCGGATGAAATCTTCATGCGAGCCGCCGACGACGTCGGGATGCAGCCTACGGTAAAGCGCGCGTAAAATCTTCTCGACATCGACTTTCCGAGCCAGCACATCCTCCACTTTGAGGCCGTCGAGCCTTGAGGCGATCCATTCGGCCGCTTCGCGCTCCGGCGACTTCTTTTCGGGCGCCGGCAATGCCGCCCAACCGCGATACTGCTCCCCGTCGTGGCCGACGCCGTACAGGCCAGCAAGACGTAAATGCTCGAGATGCATCGCGATCGCGCGCAAGTTGTGCTCCCAGTTTCGGAAGCCGTCAAACGGTAGCCTGAGCGGACCATGCTTGCTTTCGAACGACAGGATGATGCCAGGATGCGAGGCGAGCGCGCCGGCCCGCGGCAGCCCGTCCAGCCGAAGATCCTTTTCGCGGATAGCGATCTCGAGAACGATGTTCTTCGCGCGAAGCTCCCGCAGCTCGCGCTGGAGCACGTTGAGCGTGTCATTGATCTTGGCCGAGTACGGCGACGTAGCGCGGGCGTATGTGAGCTTGCCCGGCCACTGATCGATCGGCCGCAGGGTGAGGCCGAGCTTGTTCTTGAGGGTGACCCAGTCGGCCATCAGCGCACCTCCGGGATCTGGTCCCACGTCCGTCCATCAAGGAAACGGCCAGCTTCCTTCTTACCGATGCGGAACATCCGCTGCGTACCACTGGGCCAAAGGCCCACGGAGCGCAACGAGTGCACGCTCCCCGACGGATCAATGCCAACCTGCGAAGCCCTAAACTCGTTCTCTATTCCTGGAGACCATTCGCCCCACTGCTTGAAGAAGAATGAAACGCCGGCGTCGACGCACTGGTCGCGCACCGATCGCGCCCAATCAGGGTGCATTGGCCGTGCGCCTGGACCGCTCTCACCGCCGGTTATCACCCAATCGATACCGCGAAGATCGATTGTGCCAGGGTCGCCGAGGAGCGGCTCAATCGAGAGAAAATGGACAACAGCGGGAATCTCGGCGAGGATCTGTGAATCCTGCTCGTTGCTCGTGCCGATCCAGACATTCGCAGGTGGCATTTCATTCCACCAGTCATCAAGCCAGTTGCCAAGGTCACCGATACGCGCTTTCGCGCTTGCGTCCTCGATGCATGTCTGCGCAATCTTTCTGGCTGCTTCATTGATCATCGGCAGTACGTTCTCCGGCCTCTTCGTCAACAGTAGCCAATCGAGGTTCGGTGTCTGCCGGATGATATCGAACAGTCGCAGCCGTTCCCGCTGGATCATTGCGTACGCGTCCGCATTCTGGCAGGTTTCCGGCCCTTCGAACACATCGGCCATCGAGGCACAAAACACCCGATGATGCTCACCAGCTTTTGCGGCTGCTGCGTTCCATGCCAGCGGTTGTTTCCAATGATCGGCCGACATCTGACGGCGCGCTGCCGTCGGTCCCCATACGTTGTGGCCGTAGCGCGTCGATAACGCGAGTGCGTAGCAGTTCGCGCACTTTGGGTCGACCTTGGTGCAGCCCCACCACGGATTGAACGTGTGGTGCGTCCACTCGATTTTGCTGTCCTTGCCCATCTACTTGCCCTCCTTGAGTTTAAACTCGACTCGCCGCACCCAAGGATCTACATCCCACCCATAGCCGCGCTCGGCGTTGATGCCGTCCCATAACGACGCAAAGTAGGCGCGGGCAATGTCGTCGCGCAGGGATATTTCCGAACGATCAGTCCGGTGCGGGATGTAGTTGATCGCCGGGTACTTGCTCCCGGCGAGTTCAACCAACCACTCGCCCTTTTCATTCGTGGGGATGGTGATGCCTTCTGCCAACGCGTCGTCCGCCGTAATCGAGCTTAGGCGCTCATATCTGATCGACACGACTTCCAGTGAAACCCGAGACGCCCAACGTGGCATGTGGATAGACACACGCGTCTTTCCCCGCGGCGAGATCGGATGCTTCGGCTCCGTGTTGTCGGCGGGATACCAGAGGCCGCCGTTGTCGTTCAGCCATGTTCCAGGGTGCAATTCGGCCGGCAACAGCGAATCGGCGCATGCACCGACCGCCCAGGTTTCGCGCACCCAGAGACGGTCGCCGGGCGCGCCCTGGCCCGAGCGGACGTTAACTATGAGGTCGGGGTCCTCTTTATCGACGAGCGTTTGCCAGTGCTCGCCGTCGGCGACACCGCTCTCACCAAGCTTCCATGCATCCGGCCAAACATTGACGTCGTCCAGTCCGTCGAGGCGGCGTGTGACCGTTTTGTGGCCGGCGATCGTCGCGCAAACCAGCGGGCCGCGCATTAAAATCGGTCGTTCCTTCATCGAGAGTCTCCTATGCGGCCGCGTCGAGCAGGGACGGCTGCGTTTTTGCTTTCATCGAGGACGTCTTCTTGCGCGTCCATTTCTTGCCGCGCAACGTCATTAAGACCTCGTCACGATGGCGCGGCAAGAGAGGCGTTTCGGCGACGTAGTGATAGCCGATCATCGCGAGGACTGCGGCGTCGGCCTGGTCGTCCTGGCTATAGAGCAAGCTGAGGCCAAGCTCTTCATTGACGGCGTCGACGATTGCGGCTTTCATGGCCTTGCGCTTTTTCTCGCCCTTGAGCTCGGGGAACAGAGAATTCCAGCCATCCCCGAGCGCCCACTTCTTGATTGCTTGAGGACTGACGATCAGGCGCTGCACGCGTCGCTTCTTGGCCGCGAGTTTGATCACGCCACCGAGCTCCATCTGAGTTTCCGGGTTGCGGTGGGATGCGAAGCCGCCCATGGAGCCGTAGCTATAACCTTCGAGTACGAGCAGCTTCACGCCGCGGATAAGCTCTTCGGAGACGGCGAGGTCGTACCATTCCAGCCGATCATCACCGTCGCGCTTGTCGACCGGAGGATATAAGACATCGGTTTCATAATGCGCTTTGCCGGAATCGTCAACGAAGACGCGGCAGAGGCCGGTCTTGGTCGCCTGATCAAGTGCGAGAATCTTCATGGTATGTGCCTTATCCACGGCTCGACATCTGCCGGCCGCGCCTTATCCCACACGAACCAAGCGAAGGCGATCATTCCGCTTCCGCCGGTGTCGTGTCCATTTCGAAACATCTGAATCCGCCGGCTGAACTGATAGATTCCGGCGAAAGGCGTTGTTGTGAAGAGCCGGTATCGCCGTTCCGACTCAAGGAAGTTTGTCCGGAGAAGCATGCAGACTTTGCCGTCAACGATCTCCAATGCGCGCCAGATGAATTGCTCCGCTACGTTGTAGGGAGGGTTGGTGACGATATGATTGATTTGCCCGTACTGGGCCGGATCGACCGCGAGGAAGTCGACTTCTACATCGCCATATCCGCGATCGAACTTGTCGCTGGAAACCACAGCCGTAACGCCTTGGCCGTGCTGTTCTATGACCCGCGACATACGCCCGTCGCCGCAAGCGCATTCCCACACGACCCCCTGCAGCGACTCCCGTTCACATAGAGCACGCGTGGCGAAAGGATCGGTCGGATAGAAATCATCGTCATTGCTTCCCCGGCGCGACGCTGTCATACGCTCAGTTGTCTTGAGGCCGACCCTCTTGGGAAGAGGCTGAGGCTCGACGTCGAACAGTCGCATGCTCACGCCGCCACCTCCGCCGGCATCGGCAGCGCCTGGAACGTAGAGGTCATCCCAAGCATCTGCTCCGGACCAGCAAGGAAAAAGTCACGCCGCGCCATCGTTCGCGCATACTCGTGCTCGCCTTCAAAATCGTCGACGACCGCTCGTTCCTCAGGGGCCATATCGGCATAGGTTGCCTTGCCGTAGGACGGCGGCAGCCACTTCCGATTCCGGGCGCCATAAATGTTGAACTTCTTGAGGAGATCAGGCTTGGTGAACTTGATGTGGCACGTCCCCTTGAGATAGAACGTGACCGTGAAGTAGGTAGTCTCTATACTCCGAAGCTGGCCATGCTCGACGGCGTCCGCAATCGTCTTGATGGCGCTCCCGTCTGCGATCGGCTTACCGTCGAGGTACCGGAAGACCTTCTCGATATCGGAGAGCTCATCGGCTTCATTTCCATAGCTTCGGAAGCGAACCTCTTCCATATACTGGTCTTTGCGAACCACATAGTTGGGGCGGATGACCTTCTCGTTGATCTTCCATGACTTGTTCGTCTTCCAACCGTTGTAATAGTGGATGTTCTTGGAATCCTTATCCCAGGCGTTCTCGTGACTGAGTCGCTCGAATAGGTCGAGGATGGCCTTGTCGATGCCGCCGATAACCTTATCCATGAACTGGGCGCGGATCGTCCAGATATTGAACGCTGAGAAGTCATAGTCGACCAACATATCGACCCTCGCGAGGTAATCCTTGCGGAGTTCAGAAGTGAGAACACCTGTAAACTTCGGGTGGGCGAACAAAGCCGTCCAGTACTTGCGCCGGGTCTCGCTGATCAACTCGTTTGGCGTTGCCGTCGTTGCGTTGTGTGAGAGACGCCCAAGCGTAAGGTTGAGGCAGCCCCATCCGCGCTCTTCGTTCGGCCCGATCGGTTTACGCATCAATCTGTCGACCCGCTGGAATTCGTGGATCAGCGCAAGGCCGGCTTGAACTTCGAATTCGTACGAGGAAATCAGAGCCCGGATAGGATCGGAGTCGACCATCTCGCCAATAGTGACGTCGATGTCGTCCTTGACCTCGGCCGCCTTCCGAAGATCGTCGAGAATGATGCTGGGCTTCTCTCGCTGCGGAATGTCGACACGGACTATCGCGACCTCGACGTCGGTGGGGCGTTCGCCATCGACAAAACCCGCACGGAGGAACTCGATGTCAGCGCCAGTCTCCTCCAACCTTCGCGCAAGATCCTGGCGCGTTCGGGTGTAGGGGTTGCGGAGAGTCTCGGCATTCAGAATGCACCGAATCATGCCGCCGTCTCGCTGCATCTCCAGCGCTTTCAACAGGTGCTTGTCACCCTCTGCAAATGGCGGGTTCATGGCAATCAGATCGTATCGCTTCCACGACCGGAACGTGAGGAAATCATCGTGAACGACCCGGAGTCCGAGACCGTTGAGGACGGAGCGCAGGTTAGGGTCGATCTCGATACAATCGACGTCAGGCGTCCATGACTTCTGCTTGTGGTAGCCACAGGTCGAGCGGATCTCGTTGGCGACAACATTCGCGATGTCGCCCTTGCCCGCTTCAGGTTCGAGAGCTGTGGCGACCTTAAGCCAATTGATACCGCGCAGTAGTTGTTCAACGAGCGCGGGCGGCGTTGGGTAGAATTGAAAGCCGAAGATACCATCCATCACTCGATCACCTTTAACGCGCCGATCAACGCGAGACCGTAAGCGGTCTCCAGCGTTGTCGTGCCCTCTTTGCGGAAAGTCGTAATTCCGAAGCCCTTGAAGTAGATGGTCCACTCGTTGCGAACGCGGAACTGCGCGTCGGTATAAGCCATCCCATCGTCGGGAATGCGCATGATCGTCGGGATACCGACAAGCTCCTCGCGCAGCTTGGGGTTGCGCTTAATCCATCCGTCGACGACATACCATCCGTCGGGCGCTTGGGCTTTAGGTCGGGCGGGAGGCGGTGGTGTCTCGTTCCCCGCCTCCTCTGCAAACAGATCAAATCCGAGTTGTTCCATAGCTAATCTCAGGCGGCTTGGGCCTCGCCTTTGGGCTGTCGGGTGCGGCGGTTCGCGCCCTCGACAACGGAGAGTTGTGGGCGATCGGGACTGGCCTTCTCTTCCTCGTCGACCCCCGGCTGCTGCTCTTCCTCGAGCCGCCAGTACGTCGTATTGGTGAACGGATCGAATCCGAGGTTGTTCGAGGAGACGGAGCAATAGCGGCGCCCTTCAGAATCGAGCACGACGTCGCCAATATTGTAAGGGACGGTATTCGACCAGACCGACGGGCCGGTATCTTCATCCTCTTCCTCGCTCTGTTCGGCCTGGTCGAATAGTGTTGCCTGCCGGTGGTCGATCGCCGCCTTCTCGATCCGCTTGCCGAATTCGTCCTGGTACAGGCCGTTGCGCTCGTAGACCTCCGCGTACTCCTGGATGTCGTACTTGCGAAGCGAGAGCTTGAGGCCGCCCTTCTTGACGTCCTTATTGATCACGCAGCGCGTCAAACAGTGGTCGACACGTGCCCGGCGCTTTTCGGGCGACCATCGCTCCCAGGCAGCCTTTTCGAATGTCAGGACAAAGAGTCCCGGATTGTCCGGCGGTCCATGCTTCTCCAGCTTCTCCGCTTGCGCAAGCTTCGTCATGATGCGCGCCCGAGCCGTAGTGTCATCCAGGTCCTGGTCCTTGATGATGTTGAAATCCTTGTTGCAGACTGAGAGCGTCTTGTCGCCGACTTCGAGCGCGTTGCGCTCGGCCTCCTCATGCCAGTTGAGGCAGAGCGGACAGACGAACGTTAGCGGATCGAAGAACTGCTGCGTTTTGGGCTTGCCGGCCAGGAACGCCGGCAGGTTCTTGAAGACCTTGACGTCGCAGCCCTTGAGGTTGGACTTCGATTCCTTGCTTGTGAACACAAGCTCCAGATGGACGCGCTCCTTGATGAATCGCTCGTGCGCTGGCGTGCGCACGAGCTCCTCGACGACCCGACGGACATTTTCCGAAAACTCATAAGCCATGAAGTCGATGCTCCTTATTGATGGGGTGAGAGATGGGCCGGTATTGCCGAACCCAAACCGTAGAGGGCGATGTACGCGCCGTAGGCGACGAGGACGGCGGTTAGTATGCCAAGAAGTGCACGTCCGCGTGTCGCGATGATCGAATCCCAAAGGGCCGCGAAGATGCTGCCCTGATCGTCCGCTATCGCGGGTGCCTCCCGGATGAACTCGTCGTACTCCTCGATCAGTGCACGATAGGCGTCGCGGCGTTCTTTGTCCTGGCGCATATCCTGAATGAGCCGAAGCGGGAGCCGTGTGTACTCGGCGAGCTTGTAGTCGATATCGAGGGCCGTGTCTTCGTAGGTCTTGACATGAGCACGTGGCTGCAGCATGGGTGACCTCCTTAGAAGAGCTTGCCGCTCGCCGTGGGGCCGCCAAGCAACGCACCGGCGAACGCACCAGGCGTGTACGAAGCGGCCGTATTGGCTTCCGGCAGTATTGGCTCGTCATCGACCGGAACGAGGGAATTCCCGACAGTCCCGCGCGGACCGACATAGACATATCCGTCGCCAACCCGTCTCGCTGACCATACATCGCCTTGCGCCGCATCAGCGCGAGCCTGCTGCTGCATATAGAGCCGCGCAGAGGCAAGATCGGCAAGGTGAACGATGACGGCCTCCGGAGTTGCCGGTGGAAGGAGGGCTCCCCATTCCGGCACACCGTGATGGGAAGCGATAATGTGGAGGACTTCTTCGGCCAGCCGTGTCGGGAAGCCTTCGACCTCTTGGATCTTCTGATTGACGATTGCCATACCGGTGGCGATATGACCAAGAAGTCCTTCTGAAGAAGTCGTAAACCGACCAAGGCCCTCGCTTTGGTACTCCCGGATCTTGCCGATATCGTGAAGGAGCGCGCCGGCTATGGCGAGATCGGTGTCCGCGTGCGTTTGGTAATACCACGTGGAATTCGAGTTCGCGATCATCATTGCGAGATCGGTAACCTCGATTGTATGCTGCAAGAGCCCGTGCCGCACGGCATGGTGAAACGAGCGAGCCGCCGGCCAGATATCGAATCGACCCCGGATCTCCGGGTCGTCGAAGACCGCGTGCAGGAGATGCTTCAGGTGCTCGTTGTCGACGAGGGCTATAAAATCGTCTAACATCCCGGAGAGCGTCTCGAACGGTATCGGCGCCACCGGTTCGAAGTCGCTCTCGTCAAGGTCGAGTCCGTCGTCCCATCCGCTCACAGCATCAATGATAATCTGAGGCTTGCCATTAAAAGCGTCGACCTGACCGGAAACGAGGAGCACCTTGTCGACTTTGGTAATCTGCTGGAAGTACTTGGACGGCTGCCAGATTTTCCCGTCGACCTGGCCGGTCTTGTCCTGTAGGACGCACGCGATGTAAGGACCGCGTGCGCCCTGCTTCAAACTCCAATCGACTACGGCAAACAGGTCGTTAACGCAGTGCCCCGGTGCGAGGTCTTTCACATACTGCTTTTTCAATGCTCGTCCTCCATGAGTGATTGCTGGCCGCCGTTGTCGCTCGGGCTCCAGTCGATGTCGTCAGTCGGGGCCTGCAGCGCGGCGACTGCCCCTCCGGTAAGCGCAGGTGTCGCCGTGTGCTCCCGCGATTCGGTGAGTGCGACGAACTCCTTCACGGTCTGGCCGATTCGGATGTCGAAGACCGGGAACCGTTTGCTGCCACGGCTTCGCTGCGAAATCGCCAGTGTCGCCGGCATGAAAGCCCGTCCGTGTCCGAGTGCGCTGCGGATGAACTGTAGGGTGGTGGGGATTTCGGCGGCCGTGTAATAGCCGTGCGATTCAAAGCGCCAAACGCCCAGGTCTTGAGCGTCCGGGATCATGACGCTGACGCGGGTCGTCGGCTTGCACGCCTTGCCCTTGCCTGCCGCCGCGATGCGATCGGCGAGATTCGGGTGCTTCTGGGAGCACAGGCACGGCTTGCCGACGCGCGGGGAGCCCGTCGGGCCCTGGATGGTTTCGCCGTCACAGCGCAGCTCGCACGCACCGCCATTCCAAAACTCGTACCATTGGGTTTCGGGGATGTCGACGACGAGGATCGGCATCTCGCTAAGTTTGGTCACGAGCACGAAGACGCCATCCTTCACCGACCAGGGCCGGACCTCGCCGCCGAACACCTGGGCGGCGGCTTCGAGGGCAGCCTTGTTGTCGCTCGTGAGGATGAAGGTGTCCGAACGCCTTGGCGTCTTTCCGCCGTTGCGTCCAGGCTCGCTGTATCCAATGCGGATGCGGCCGATTTCCTTGGCCTGTTTTTGTATCGTGAGGATTGGCATTACGCGGCTATCCTTTCTCTCGGCGTCTTCGGGGCCTTAATCGTAACTGGGTGCCGAGCGTGCTTCTTCCCGTCGGCCTCGGAACGCTTAGGCGTCAAGAAGCCCCATGCATTCAGGAGGTACATGTACGCGGCATACGCGCGGTTGAGGATTGGGCCACCGGGGACATCCGTCTCGTCGCGCCACTCGCGCATGCGTACGCCGTCGGGCTGCACGAAGACATTCGCGACGTGATCGACGCGAGGGAGGGGGACGAGCTTGTCCGTGTTCTTGATGCCAGCGTGCCGCATATTCGCATAGGCGGCCATCTGGCACTCGAACGTCGGCTGATCGTCCTTCGACGACTTGAAGTCGAGCATCCAGAGACCGTTGTAATGGTGAAGCTCGGCGATGAGGTCGACAGTGCCGGCCGCGCCGAGGTCGAAGTTGAACACTGGGGCTTCCGCCATTTCGACACGCTTCACATGCTCGTCGAGCCAGCGCAGGACCTGGCGAACGTATTCATTGCAGTATTCGACAGGGAGCGCGAAGCCGAGCCCTTCGATGATGCCGCCGACATAGTTGCCAAGCTCGTCATCATCATCGAAATCGAACCGCTGGCCGTAGGCCCAATCCTCGACTGCCTCATGGACGACGGAGCCACGGTTGGCGCGTTTGCGCAATTCGCGCGCGCCCGCGGTCTTGATCCAGTGTTTGTCGGCGAGGACTTCGTGCGCCGGCCTGTCGACCATGCATTTCTGCTCGTCATCCCAGCATCCGACCATGACCGTCCGACGCTTCCGATTTTCGATCTTGGCGGCCACGGCCTCGGCCTGGATCTGCTCCATGATGTCGGCGACGTACTCGGCGATCCACCACATCTGAGCGTAGAACAGGCCGCCGCTGGCATCGTCCAATACTCTGGTCACGGAGACGCACCGAAGCGGCTCTTGTCCCGGCTGCCGGAACATATAGTGGGGCCAATGGTATTCGCCGTCGTCGTTGCGGAGGTCGGTGCCTCGTCGCCATACTGTCGGGCCGTTCGATGCTGTCGGGCCGTTCATTGGACGCCTCCCTCAATGGCTATGCCCCATTTGAGAAATGCAATCGGCTTGATGACGTTCTTGCGGCACAGCTCAATGATGTGATGAACGACTTTCGCTTCGCTGATTTCCATACCGACAGCCTTTCGGATCTCGTCCAGCGTTGCAGATCCGCGATGCTGTACGGCCCAAAAGATCGCGTTCTCAATTCTGTCGGCTTGGCGTTGGCTATTGCGATCCTGTATCGATCGCACAATCTGCACAGTGTAAGCCGCAAGGGTGAACAAGAGGTAAGCCGCGAATGCAACGTAACAAATGGACATCACGCCACCTCCTTTCGGCACCCAACGACGACGATCGCCCCCTCGGCATTGATCATTGCGAAGGAATCGTCATCGTCGTAATTGGCAGCCGCGATCGAGTCACCGACGAAGCGCTTCCAGTAGCCCGGCTCCCCGTCGGGGTTGTCGAGATGTCGCGTCGCCTCCGGCGAGTCGTGGCCGCCCGGTTCGTCAAAATTAACAGCGATCGCGCTTCCTTGGCCGGCGGTCACACAGAGCCCGGCAATTTCGAGTTCGACGTGAAGGATATCGACGACCAACCGCTCCATCCAACGCTCGACGGTCTTGACGCTCTCTTCGTCGCACTGGCGCAAGGCGAAGAGATGTGACTGCTTCGCGGCATGAAGCTCAGTCTGAAGCTTACGATGCTTGCGCTGAAGCTCGGCGATGTTAGATGTTCGGGTAGCCATGATAGTCCTTTCGTATGGCAACTTGGGTGATGGCGATCCTATGGAGGATCGCGGTGAACTCGATGCCGGCGAGCTTGACTTCGAGCTCCTTAGTCCGGCGCGCCTCGGCCGCGTCGTCAACGGCGCGCCGATACGGTTCCGCAATTGCGTCGATATCGGCATCGTCGACGGCCGTCCGATGCGCCTCGTCAAGGGCAATCACCAGAGCGGCGTCGGCCGCGCGGTATTGGCCATCGGCTTCAAACTCTTGCTGGATGGCCAGAGTGAGCCGGCCTTCGGAAGCGTTAAGCTTCTCGGCGAGTTCGGTAGGCGTGGGGATCGGTGAATCCATTTGTCACTCCTTGGCGGGAAGAGGTAAAATGCGTAACGTCCCTTGGCGGGACAAACGGCCGCCGCTGTTGACGCAGTGGCGGCCGTGTTTACGCCGCGAGTAGCATAGGCTCCGAACACATCGGGGTCGCCGCATCCGTGCGTTCGATGCCCCCAACGCGGACCTTATAACCGGCGTCACTCCACTCGTCGGCCGCCTCATCTACGCGACGCTTGACGTTTTCGGCCGTCTGCGGATTGCTCGCAAGCGAGGCCGAGATAACGAGCATCCACCGTCGTTCTTTGGTGCTGTAGATTTCAAGGCTGTAGTCCATCATCGTTGCTCCAGAAGTCCTAGCCATGGCGAATTAGCGCCATGATGTTGCATGCGGCCCCAGAGAGGCCGTAGGCGACCGCCGCGATCCACGGCAGCCACCGACGGACTCCCCTCATCACCGCTCGATTTGTTGCAATCCATTGCATCTGCTTGGCCTCCATACCGTTTCGACTTATTGCATCCGAGCCATTTCGTTATTGGCTTTCGGTACATAAATCGTACCGCATTATTGTTTATGTGTCAATATACAATAACTAGCGGCACGAAAAATTATTTTGCCTATGTGTCAATGTTTCTTAATTCGCGAAAACCTGACTCTGACGTTCAGGTTCAGCGCTTTGGCGATGCTTTGGAGTGTGTCGAGCGTCAAGTTCCGATCGCCGTTCAAGATGCGGTACATGTAGGTTTCGTCGATCCCGGCGAGCCTCGCGATTTCCTTGTATTGCCCTCGATCCGCTTCTGCGCGCGCCGGTCGTCCCGGCACGCGGCTTACATTTCCAACTAATTTTCGTAACTCTGCGGCCACCTCCTCACGAAGGCGTCTAGATTCATCTTTCACCGGCGCATCCTGCTCTATGTCGATCATGTCTCACCTCACTGCACGATTATAGCCAGTTCTTGTATATGTGTCAATAAACTATAAATATATGGTTCTGAGCCATTGCATGACATGCAACGTAAGCCGATAATCTGTGTCGAGAGTACTAGCATGGACGCAAAGAGGTACCAAATCAATGTTAGTACTCGACAGGCCACGGATGACGCTGAAAAAGACCCTCCCAAATCGCGGCCCCGGCGGCCGCCCACGGACTGATCTCGATCCCGAGGTCGCCGGCCCCTTCGGTACGTTTGTCTGGAAAGCAATCGAAGCCTACGAACAGGACACGGGCCGCGAGATCAAGCTCGAACACTTGGCTGAATACGCGGGCATGGACTATTCCAATCTCCACAGGGTTATCCGCGGAAAGCCCGGCCGACAGCCGATTCGTCCTGAAATCCCGACCGTCAAGAAGATTTTCGAGGCGCTCGACGAAATGGGCATCCCGATCGATGTTGAGGAGGGCTACAAGATTGCCAATATGCTGCCGGAAGGCTTTCGGATTGTGCCTGAGGATTCGGAGCTCGTCGCGGTGACAGATAAGACACGCGAAATCGCCGAACGGCTCAGGGATCGACGAGAGCACTTAAAACGCCACGGTCATCCTGAGCTCACCCAGCAATATATGGCTGATAAGCTTGGAATGGACCAATCCAATTACAACAAGGTGGAAGCGGGCACAGTACCACTCACCGCGGCTAAGCTCCAAGTCGCCGCCGAAATCCTCGAGGTACCTGTGGGTTATTTGTACGGCGAACTTTCAGAGGAGCAGATTGAGAAGCATGAACTGGTCCAATGGTTCGAAGGTCTTCCGCCCCCGGCCAGGGAGCTCGTCCGAAACATGACGCGCAGCAACATCGAGCAGGTGAAAAAGATGTTTGCGGAATGGGAATCAGAGGACGACAAAGGGACATACGGCAGCAAGGCGTAGCTTCTCCGTTCGGAATTCTCGTATCGTGACAATTTTCGCAATGGCATTGTCTGAGAACCGCAAATCTTGCGGAGTCGCAGGCGCCGGGTTGGTACGATATGCTTGCATACACCAACCGAGCGAGGTGGTCACAATGACCCAGAAAGTTCAAAAAGCTATTGCTGCCGGCGTCGCGCGATGGATGGATACCGTCCATCGCGGAGACAGAACCGATCCCGCGACATGGGTGCCGGTCGCCCATCAGGCGGCCTGCAAGGTGGAGTTTTACGACGGCGGCGACGAACGAGGGATACTGCCGGAAGACAAGCACCGGCGCCGGATTTTCGTCAATCGCCGGGCCGCCGCAGAAGACCAGGCGGGGCACATTGTTTACAGCATAACTTTCTGGATGTCCGACACCATTTTGCGCCAGGCCAGCGCCGTCGGGCAGATCCGGAATTGAACGGCGAGAACGAAGTACCCAATACCGTCGGGCCCACTCGAATCCCGATCGCAGGAGTACGCTGGATCGACGACCGACTCCGCGGCATCATCATCGACCTGATAGGTCGCTGGCCCCTGCAATACGTGGACTGGGAACGATGCGCAAAACGGCTTGGGCTGCGCGTGCATCTGGTCCCGCCGTGGATGCTCGATCACCCGGCCATGAAGTACGACTACGCATTGCAGCGTGGACATCTGGCCGTCCCGCGAATCACAGACACGACCCAGCGCAGTCGATGGCTCGCACACGAGGTGTTCGAGTTGCTCCTTGGCCTGGAGCACCTCCACCCTCCGATCGCATACCCTCCCGAATGGGGAAGCGATCATGATGTGGCGCGCGCCGTCGAGGAGTTGCATTTCGGCCCGCGTTTGCCGTTCATCGCCGAGGAAGAATATGACGTGCCGTCTGACCACTGCTCAGACGATATCGGCGCAGTCCGTAGACAATTGAATATCAATCCCCATCTGAACAAGGGGAAATAAACTGCCGAACGAACAACTTACGACTCTGGATCAGAAGGTCCTAGGTTCGAATCCTAGTCCGGCAGTAGTCCCCGTTGCGTAAGACAACGACACGCACCCTTGTTCACAACAGTGAGCAAGGGTTACTTTTAACTGCGAAATATGCATGAAGTGCATATTGGAATGATCTGGCTGAATATTTAGGCTCAGACGGCATTGGAAAGGTGGTCAGACGGTCATGGAATATCGGCTTCAAAGCACCGATCTTGAATGGGATGAGGCAGTTTCGGCCTTTTTACGCCACAAAAAGCGCGCTGATAAGTGCAAAGAACGCACCGTCGAATATTACGACAATCAGCTCCGGCTTTTGATCGACTGGGCGCGGGGACGGCGTATCCCGCTTCAGGACATGCGGGAGCGAGATTTCCGCGAGTACATGGCCAGCCGCGAAGGGCCCTGCGGCAAACACGACCAGAGCGTTTGCCGCGAGTGCCGGACGGTCAGCAAGGCGACGCAGCGTCACGACGTCATCTGCGCGAGGAGTTTCTTTGAGTTCTGCTTCGGCGAGCGGATCATCGATCGCAACCCGGCCGCCTCGTTCCCGCTGCCCGACGCACCGAGGCCCAAGGTGAAGAAGCCGACGTACGACGAGCTGATGGCGCTTCTGGAGGGAATGCAGCGGCGATGGGATGAGGAGTCGAACGACCGGATCAAACACATCAACCCCGAATCGCGCAACCTGTTTATGTCGCGCAATCTCGCTATCGTCGCCGGCGTCATCACGACCGGTTGCCGGATTTCAGAAATGCTCGAGCTCAAGTACGCGAACTTCGATCGACTCCGCGAGACCGTCGCGTTCGAGGAAACCAAGACGACGCATCTCGAAGACGGCCCGGTCGTCAAGCCGTTCGAACCGGAATGGTTGAGCTTCCTCGACCCGTGGCTAAAGGCGCGCCGGATCTTCATCGACAAAATCAAACGCCGGGGCGGTCAGCCTCGCGAGGATCTTATGTTCCTGTCGGCCCTTGGCGGTCCGATCCACCCGGACGTATTCGGGAAGTCATTCCGCGGCTATAAGGAATTCGCCGGCGTGTTCGGTTTCTCGCTCCACGGGCTGCGCCACTATACCGCGACTCGGGTTGCCCAAAACAACGTCATGGGGGCCAAGGGATTGCTCGGACACAAGGACCTGAAGACCACGCTCATCTACGCCCACGACGAGCTCGAGCACGTGCGGGTGACGCAGCGGGATGCCGCGCCGCTCCGCGCCCTGGTCAAACCAGAATCGAAGGAGGCCAAGCCGCGGCGTCGGCGTTATGCGTGAGATATCACGCAAGATAAGGAAGTGAGGAGTTTAGACCCAAGCGCCATGTGGGATATTGTATCGCCTGCAAAAAGGCGATCTCCTAAAATGGGTTAGATAGATTTACGCCCATGTCAATTGATATGGTTGATGTGGGCTTTTTTAATTCGCCCGCAGTCTCATCCGGGCACTCCTTCATATTTCTGGAAGGTAATAATATACTTGACTAAGTAAGTGTTTGGCGGTATAATAAATACATGAACACAACGGACATGCCGCAAACACTTCAAGAGGCGATTATCTTCTACTCAGACGAAGATCGTTGCCTTGATTTATTGGTTGAAGCCCGATGGCCCGACGGGGTTGCGGTTTGCCCGTTCTGTGGCTTTCGCGGCTGCACATTCATGAAGTCCGTCACGCGATGGCAGTGCAAGAACAAGGAGTGTCGCAAGCAATTTTCGATCAAGATCGGCACCTACATGGAAGATAGCCCGCTCAAGCTGAGTACGTGGCTCCCGGCCATGTGGCTTATTGGGAACGCCAAGAACGGCATTTCGTCGTACGAGATCCACCGCGCGCTAGGTGTCACCCAGAAAACCGCATGGTTCCTGCTTCATCGCATTCGCCTCTCGTTTGGCGATCAGATGCCGTCGGATATGGGCGGTACCGTCGAAGCTGACGAAACCTACATCGGCGGGCAGGAAAAGAACAAGCACAAATCAAAGCGGACTGACGGCGCAACCGGTCGAAGCGTCAAGACTAAGGCTGTCGTGATGGGCATTCTACAGCGGGGCGACGATACGACCGCAAGCAAGGTGAACGCGACTGTTATTCCTGTCGCCAGCGGGAAGGAACTCAAGAGCCGCATTAAGGAAACAGTAGAACCCGGCTCTGAAGTCTTTACCGATCAGTGGGCTGGGTACAAGGGCTTGAGCCGAACACACATCCATCAGTACGTTGACCATTCAATCGAATACGTACGCGACCGGGTACACACAAACGGGCTTGAGAACTTCTTTGCGCTATTGAAGCGCATGGTCAAAGGCACGTACGTTCAAGTGTCTCCGTGGCATCTGCAGCGGTACGTAGCAGAAGAGGCGTTCCGCTACAACGAACGGCGCGAGAACGACGCAGAGCGGTTTGCAAAGACCGTTAAGGGAGTACAGGGTAAGCGATTGACCTACAAGCAGCTTACCTATCCCACGTGGGCGTTCGAAGGCGAATAAAAGAGAGTTGAAGTGATTCCATCTGAAATCAATTGACAATTGTTAAATCGTGGTATATAATATTTGACACGAGGGATGAAAAGCGGGTCTATTCCGCGTGACGCTCCTTTGTCAGACTTCCGTCTGATATTGATGATGTGTCCTATGTTCCTCGTGCCGCTTTTAGGGCCATCAAACCTGATGGCCCTTTATGTCGAAAGTGGCAATCACCTTTCCCCGGTACGTGACGATCATTAATAAGTGTCACTTTGGGCCATATCTGTTCAAAGTACTGCGCTTCTTTTTGGTTGTAAAGCCGCTGTAAAGCCCACAGGCAATAATCTACGACCTGCAAGCCGCCATGTTCCTTAGCCTCCGGGCATGCAGTGACGAACATGTACCCATCATCCTTCTTATTGCGCCTTGTCAGCATCTCATTGCGGAAACCTATCAACGCCCGATTAAGTTGCTCGCTGCGGTCGCCGTGTCGTTTAGCAAACAGTACAGTATAACTAACGTGACTGTGAACTCTGGCTCGCAGCAGTAAGCGCACAAGGTAATCATATTCCTCATTGCTTGTATATCGGTACGCTGGGTCGGTCGCGATTCGATTCTTAACCGCCTTTAAATACTCGGCTTTCTCTATCACAACTGCCGAGAAGCGAAATGGTTGATTTGCGATGAGGTCGAATACTCGCCCGCGGACCCACGGAGGGTCATCTTTTGCGTGAAAGTACTCTTTCAAATGGGCGTGCCGTTTCGCATAGTCGATGTCACTGGCGAATCGTGTGTCTGCGGTTATCTCGCCCCAGATTTGCTGACGCAGGTCAAGCATAGCCGTATTTAGTCCGATAGGATCAAATGCATCTATCATTCCCAGCATAAAAAATCGCGGTACATTGGGCTTATTCAGAATCGAGCGGCCCTTTCGAGCAAAGAGGCCTACATCACCCGACTCATCAAGACAATACGTTTTGTTGACAATGATGCTACAGATCATCTCTAACTCAGCAACCATATAACATCTCCGAGTGCGTCACTCGTCAGGCAGTACCGGTTCTCCGGGCCTGTTCTCATAATAAAGCGGGCTAAATGTCCATCGCCCGCCAACCTTGTGAAACTCCGGATACTTCCGCAGCGTCGCGGCGACGATCACCGGCTTATCATCAGACTTCGTATGCCAGCCGTATTCCACAATCTTAGCGGCTAACTCTTCATTACTAGCTGGACGTCCAAACTCTTGAATCGCCCGTACGATGTAATCGACCACGCGCTTAGATCCTCGTGAGCGCGGGTCGTCTATTAGAAAGCCGGATGGTATCGGCGCGGCTTTCTCTTTAGGTGGTTCCGTTGGTACATTACTACGCGCCCACAGGGCAGCACCGCGCCTTGTCTCACCGGCTCGTTCGAAGTCTTTGCTTACTCGCAAAGAGGCTTTGACCGCGTCAAGCGGACTGTCAGCCGACGACCTGAATCCTAGGCTTGTCATGACTTCGAAAAACTCTTCGCCTGTAGCTGACGCGGGCCGCCCCATAGCATGCCATGCTCTATCTAGCCATTCGGTCATTGTGAGGCTAGCACTCTCACCGTATGTGAAGTCAAATGATAGTTGACGTATATTGGGCTTAGGTGAGTGCCGTTCAAGCATTCGGGCCCAACTTAAGAACATTTGACCGAGATCCCTAAAATCCTCAGAAGTTTTCGTCGGAAGCAGGGTATCGCCTATATATACTTTCGCCAAGCTCGGCAACAACGACATTTGACAGTCCGAATCGATAAGTGCTAAAATGAGATGTGCGAATGGGGCGACGGACCAGATTTGCACTGGCATCCCCTGGGGTACGAATCCTGGTGCCTTGCTTAGACTACCGCCGCCGTATTCGCTGTCGCCGGGACAGGCTGTGTCACTCGCCAAAAGTTTGCAGCCTGCCCGGTCCCTAATAATATTATGGACGAATTTAAGAACTTTCGACCATTTTATCGTAAGTTTTTTGTGCGTTTAACGATAAATTTTGCGGGTGTATGAGTCTAAGTGACTCACTTAAGCGTATTACTAATGGATAAGCCCACGAAACCGCCGCCAGGTCACGAGAACACGATGCGCGTGCTCAGGCAAGCGTTCGCCGTGCCTAAAGCCGAGATGGACCGCCGCGAAGCCGAGTGGCGTGCCGCACATGAGGATAAACCGAAGCGCGGACCTAAGCCAAAGAAAAAGCCCTAGCCGATAAGGCCAGGGCTTTTCTGTTAGATAGCTTACTGCACAGTGTTGTGCTTAGTCAAGTATGTTATTACCTTCTGGAAATTATAAGCCAAAATATCGAACATCTATTCGTTTTGTGGTAACAATATGGTATGCCTTTGCCACGAAAACGAAACGCGATGATCGAGGAGTTGCGCCGGCGCATAGCGTACACGAACGCGGGCCGTGAGTCGTACAGCAACGCTCGGATCTCGTTTGGGGCACCTGGGCGTAACAACCCGCAGGCGCAAGGGCGGCAGCGGGTGTCGGCTGAGGGCGTCGATGCGAGAGGGTATATACTCCGCGCCGACGAGGTCGGTGTCATGATCGAGGTCGAGTGCCCATTGTGCGGCGAGTTGCACACGCACATCGTTGCGCAGGACTGGGCCGGAGAGGTACTGATAGCGCCGTGCAAACTTGGGAGCTACAGGGTGAGATTATAATTTGGGATGCTCACGAGTGACGGGCCGCTCATTCTATTAGCTCTCACGAGAATACACCGCGTATCAGGTCGTATGTTCCCTTGCCGTGAGCTATACAATGCCGCCCGTCGATCTTATGGCGAGCCAGGCCGTTCGGTCCTAGTTCAGCATAGTTTTCGGCGTACCACTGCGCCCCCATTTTTCGATCAGTGCCCCACGACCTCTCCGTGATGAGCTTTAGCATATCTTCCGCCGAGACGGTATCTCCGTGCTCATCGACGATCTCGACCCCAGGTGAGGCGAAAAGCCCCTTCCAATCGTCAAGCGAGTTGATACCATCCTCAGGCATGACATGCAACGAGAAACACCACCCCGCAGACGATTTACCGATGTGCAGCGACGGCGATTCGAACGGCCGCCCGCAACACTCGCATGGTGGCTTGGTCGCGGTCTTCAGATAATAGTTGGTACCCATAGTAAAACTTCCGGCTCCAATCTTAAATAGGTGAAGGCCATGGTCAAGGTTCTAGGTTAGAAAAACACACGCCTGGAAATGTCGGATCTTCCCATTGCCAAACCCTGACGCCGTCGGACTGATCGATACCAGCACGGTCCAATTCGTCTCTCATCAGGCTTTCGTACTCAACATTAAGGACCGACGCGAGCGCTTCGTGATTATCTTGCCGCATTGCCCACGTCACAGGGTGACGGAGCTTAACGTTTTCGGCCGCGAGATCACGGATTTCATTGATCCGGAGGTATGAGATGCGAGCTATCACCATGGCGAGCTCTATCCCTTATCGCGCTCAATCAAGTCGTCAAGGTCCATCACTAACCTGTTCCCCTCAGAGATTATCTCTCCGGCGTCCAGTCGGTCGCGCTCACGGATAATCTCTTCAGGTGTAATCATTCGCCACAAGATCATTTTTGCCACGCGAACGAAAAATCGAAGGCATTGCAGTTTGAATAACGTGGTCATTCGGTAGATACCTATTGCTCTCCTTGCTTCAATGCGACGATCGGCAGCCGCTATCATCGCTCTACGTCGTCGGTCCGAAAATCTCCATGCGCACGCGCTCTATCTCCAGCTCCAATCCTTGTGCCATACCGTGCGAGCCGATCCCTGGCCATCGCTCCTCATCGACAGCCCGAGCCGCCTCATAGGCCTCTTCGAGCTTCGCCAGCAGTCGGCGGTTCGCCGGCGTGTCGAGCTTGTCGATGGGGACCGCCCCCAGCACGGGAAGATCTTGATCCGGCGGGACGGCGCCGGCCTGCAGGAGCATGGAAACCATGGCGCCGGCATCGGCTAGTAGGTTCTGAAGCCGCTCCTCAGCAATCTCCGGCTGCCCGTCCATAACCGCGCGGCCGACGGTGAAGTAGTAGCTCTGTATCCGTTGTGCATGAACGAGGAGACGGGAAAGCGTCTTGTCAGGAACGTTCATGGAGCAATTCCTTCGTTCCAAGTGTAGGTGTCCGCCCCATCCTCGCCATCACAGGCTTCTGCTACCAGCTTGACGTATTCGTCTGACTTGCCAAGCCCGTCAAACTCGTAACTATTCCCGCGACAATCGATTGCAGCCAGCTTCTCGGTGGGACAGCCAGTGAGATGTCGAACCATTTGATCAATCACCCACGCTTTGTGGTGGTCGCCATCGATACCGCCGTATCGGACCGCAACGTCCAATGCGCCATCTATTCTCTCGCGCAACTCCAGCAGGTTCATTATTCGCCTTCTTTCTTCGGCCGTCCAACAGCCTTAGCACCGCCTTCGGCCTTAAAGGCGTCAAGAGACTCGCGCGTAATACGCCAACCTCGTTTGCCAGGCTGATAGCCAGGTAAGACGCCCTCACGTAGAAGCCGTCGGACGGTTTCGATGTGCATCTGCAATTCTTCCGCTACTTGTTCAGGTGTAAGATCAGCCATGCCGCTATTGTACACGCCAAAAAATATTGTGTCAAGTGGCGAAATACTGTATAAAATTGCCTTAAAATATTGCGTTAAATTGCGTTATGCGGTATAATGATGTTGTAAGAAACGAATTGAGCCCGGAGGAAACAGCCATGAAAACCCTTCTCGAAATGATGCCGAAGACGATGCAGGAAGCTCGCGCCCTGGTGGGCATTGCTGCCCGTGCCGCTACTCTCATCGAGGACGGCTACAAGATCGAAGGCGCGGCTTTCGACTTCGCCACCTACTACTGCACGAAGCCGGATGGCTCGAAGGTCTACACTCTGACCTACGACATCGACCGCGAGGTGTTCACCTGCACTTGCGAATGGTGCACGCAGAAGCAGATGCCCTGCAAGCACCTGCTGCGCCTCCATCGCGACAAGAACGAGATCGACGCGCGGTGCGCCGCTGCCCGCGAGGAGTTCGCGGACTTCTGCCTTGAAGACCCGACGGCGGACGCGGAAAGCGCGACCTACGGCGTCGACCCCGGCACCTGGACGGATCGCTTCCAGGGATAACAAAAGCGGGGAGGTCGGGAACGGCCTCCCCAAGGATCGGATTTCATGGCAAATCAAACCGAGTGGGTGATACAAACAGAAAGGCAACGAGAGTGGCACAAAAATCAATGTTTGGCGAGCGCGAAACCATATACCGGGGCTGGGTCGTGCGACTGACGGTCAATTCCGTGACGGCGACCGTGAAGGCGACGAACGGCGGTTGCGAAATTGAGCACACAACGCAGGCCAAGACGCGGCAGGGCATCGAGAAGGCGCTGCTCGCGGCCCGGACCGATATCGACAAGCACCCGCTGACGCTGTCGCTTCAGCGATAACTACACGACCGGGCCGCGACGGACACGCGGGAAAGGGCCAACATGAGCACAACTGAAACTGACTACGGCTTCGTGATCGCGATCTTGCATTCGGACGTGATGGCAACCGCCAAGTATCTTGCGAAGGCGTTCAACGAGAACGATTTCGGCCTCGGCATGAGCGGCACCGTCGACACGGAGCACGTCGCGAACGCGCTGCACGCGTGGTTGCCGGCATTCCTCGGCGGAAAGGTCGACGACATGCTCGGCGACCTTGACCGCGCCATCGACGACGCGCCGAAGAACCGCACGCAAGACTTCTTCGCCGCCGTGATCGCTAATGCCGGTCTGGCGCACGCGCACTACTTCCCTGAGACAACGGGCAAGTATGGCGACGCGTGGGTTGTCGCGAGTACGGATTACACCGACAGTAACCACCGATCGGTCGAGCACCCCGAGCACGGCTACTTCGACGACGAGGACGACTGCAAAGCCAAATGCCACGAACTCAACGTTACTCTCGACCGCGAACGAAATGCCGCGAAGATGAAATAGGCTCGCTGATAGTTTTGGGCCGGAAAAGCGAAATCTTTTCCGGTTCCGAGTTTATGTATATTGACACATAAACAATAATATGCTACAGTTTGTGTGTTCCGAACCAGTAAAGGAGGCTTCCATGCCAGCCGCAACCGAGATCGATCTGAATACATTGCTGCCCTGGTCCGCGCCGAAGCGCGTATCGACGAAAAACGGCGAGCGCGACCTGTGCGTCGCCGCTCCGGATGATCGCTTCTGGGATCTCTGGCGCAATCACAAATACGACCTCAAGAAGGCTGGTATCGGCCTCGGTCGCAACAACCGCAGCGGCGAATGGGAAGCGACGTGGTGGAAACCGATCGCGGCCGAGGAGGCTCAGGCGAAGACGGAAGCCCGCGCCCAGTCCCGCGCCTCCGACGCCAATGTCGACCTGCCGCGCCCTGTCGGCCTTGATTATCTCGCATACCAGCGCGCCGGCATCCTCTACGGCGTCGACCGGGCGAATGTGCTGATAGCTGATGAGATGGGACTTGGTAAGACGATTCAGGGGATCGGCATCGCAAACGCCGACCCGCTCGTTACCTCCGTTCTGATCATCTGCCCGGCCTCGCTCAAGATCAACTGGCAGCGCGAATGGCAGAAGTGGGACGTCAAGGGATTGACCGTCGGGATTGCGAACGGCGCGTTTCCGTCGACCCAGGTGGTTATCGTCAACTACGACATCCTCAAAAAGCATCGCGCGGCTATCGACGCACGCCATTGGGACATGATGATTGCCGACGAGGTGCATTACTGCAAGAACCCAAAAGCACAACGCACAGCCCTTGTATTCGGCGGCAAGGACATCCAGCCGATCACTGCCGACCGACGTGTGTTCCTCACCGGGACGCCGATCGTAAACCGCCCGGTCGAGATGTGGACGCTAATCCAGGCTCTTGACCCGCAGGGCATCGGCTCTCACTTCTTCCGCTTCGCGATGCGCTATTGTGCTGCCAAGCAAAAGCGCGCCGGCAATAAGATGGTCTGGGACTTCTCAGGCGCTTCGAACCTCCCCGAACTGCAGGACAAGCTGCGCGAGCGCTTTATGGTGCGCCGGCTCAAGTGCGACGTGCTGACCGATCTGCCGCCGAAGACTCGCCAGATTATCGCCCTGCCGGTACCACCCGAATTCCAACATCTGGTTTCTTCGGAACGTGAGGACTTCGACGCCTTTGAAGATGCGATGGAAAACCTTCGCGCCGACATCGATCTGGCCGAAGCCGCCGGCGATGAGGTCGCTCGCACAATCGCCGCCGATGCCTTGAAGGCCGCAGCGAAAACCGCCTTTACGGAGATGTCCGGCAAGCGCCACGAAGTCGCGATGGCGAAGGTGCCGGCGGTGATCGGACACGTAACCGATCTGCTCGAAAGCACACCGAAGGTGCTCGTCTTCGCGCACCACATCGACGTTATTGACGCGCTGATGGACGGCCTCGCGCTCTTCAACCCGGTTAAGGTGACCGGCTCGTGCTCGATGGACCAGCGACAGGCGGCCGTCGACGCACTGCAGAAGGACCCGAATTGCCGCGTGTTCATTGGCAACATCAAGGCGGCCGGCGTCGGGTTGACGCTCACCGAGGCGAATACGGTCGTTTTCGCGGAACTCGACTGGACACCGGCGGCCATGAGCCAGGCCGAGGACCGGGCGCACCGCATCGGCCAGCGAGATAACGTACTCGTGCAGCACCTGGTGTTTGATGGCTCACTCGACAGCGTCATCGCCAAGAAGCTGGTGGCCAAGCAGAACATCATTGACCGCGCCCTCGACACGGAAACCGAACGCGCTGCCCAGCCGGAAGCCGTCGACTCGATCACGATTTTCGAGGAGCCGGAAGGCGACCAGGTCGAACTCGACCCGAAGACCGGCAAGCTGCGGGCGAAGGCTGCCGACCTGTTTACTGCCGAGGAGTCGGCCCTAATCCATAGCGGACTCCGGCATCTGGCCGCACTCGATCCCGACCACGCGCGGGAGGAGAACGGCGTCGGCTTCAATGGGCGCGATGGGCGGATAGGGCACTCGCTTGCGAACGCGCCCATCCTCACGCAGAAGCAAGCCGCCCTCGGCCTTCGCCTCGTTCGCCGGTACCGCCGGCAACTCTCGCTGATGATTTCGTTCGACGACAACGGCCGCCCGATCGCGGCCTAATTACCGCCAAGGAGATAAAGATGAAGCAGGGAAAGACCCTCACCGAACTCGCCGCCGAAATCGAGCGCCAAGCCAAATCGAAGGCCGACTATGTGGCCGATACCCGGCAGATGGTTCTGCACTCGAATGGCACCAGCAAACTCGCCGTCGGCAATCAGGGCGAGTTTGAAGTGACTGAGCACACGCACCGTCAGATCGCGGAATTCGCCGATGTCCCTAAGGCGTACTACGATCGGCTCCGCAAGGATGCGCCGGAACTGCTCGATCGGAACGTCAATCATTGGTTCGCGGAAGCGCCGAAGCGCCGGATGGTTCGGACCCTAGACGGCAACGCTCGTGCGTTCCTCAGTGACCGGTACCGACCGCTCGACAATTACGAGTTGCTCGAAGCGGTCCTCCCCACCCTTCTTGAGACTCCCGGCCTTTCGTTGGCATCCTGCGAGGTCACGGAGAGCCGCCTTTATATCAAGGCAACGACCGACCGCATTACCGGCGAGGTTAAGGTTGGCGATGTCGTCCAGGCCGGCATCGTGATCAGCAATTCGGAGATCGGAGCCGGCGCGATCTCGGTCACTCCGATGAGCCTCCGATTGATCTGCGTCAACGGAGCGGTCCACAACGACATGGGCACGCGCCGGAATCACGTCGGCCGAATCGCCGACGCCGGCGAGGACGCGTTCCGCCTCTACGCCGACGAAACCATCCAGGCCGACGACCGGGCATTCTGGCTTAAAACGAGGGACACCGTAAAGAGCACGCTCACGGAAGCGACCTTTAACAAGATCCTCGCCCAGATGCGCGAGGCTGCCAGTGTGACCGTTGCACACCCGGTCGAAGCTATCGAAGTCCTCGCCAATCGGTTCCGGCTCCCAGAAGTCGAGAAGTCGAGCATCCTCACCAATCTCATCCAAGGCGCGGATCTGAGCATGTGGGGCGTTGCTAATGCAATCACAGCAACGGCGCAGGATGTACCTTCCTACGACCGCGCGACGGAATTGGAAACGCTCGGTGGTTCCCTCTTGTCAATGACCGGCGACTGGTCGTCGATCGTGAACGCGAAGCCTTCAAGGCGGCAATTCGCGGCGGCCGCGTAGGTTCAGAACCGGGGGCGCGGCCGGGCAACGCGCACAACACATCTCCATAAACATGCATAAGGTGAATATTTTGAAAATCACGAAACAGCTTTTGCGCAAGCTCGATGCCTGTCACGAGCAATATGAATTATTCGTCCGCACCTTTCCTAATGGCGCGGAAGTCACGCCGGAGATGCTCGCTAAGGCTCACGAGGTCGGACTTCAGGTCGATTGGCTCGCCCAACATGAGCGTCTTCCGGTTGAGCTTTTGAACGCTCTCGCCGGTGACGCCCAGTGGAATGTGCGGTACTGGGTCGCCCGGCACCCGAACGCCCCGGCGGAACTGCTCTCGAAGCTCGCCGGTGACGGCAATTCGGATGTGCGGTCCGGGGTCGCCCAACACCCGAACGCCCCGGCGGAACTGCTCTCGAAGCTCGCCGGTGACGGCAATTCGGATGTGCGGTCCGGGGTCGCCCAACACCCGAACGCCCCGGCGGAACTGCTCTCGAAGCTCGCCGGTGACGCCC